CAGTCGTTTAAGAGTGCTAACACAACAAACTTGGAAGTGTTTGAGCAACAAAGATTAATAACTCTGGTTAATGATCAGACTTTAGATGCTGACCAAAAGCAAACTAAGTTTAATGAGATTTTTGAAAAGATGACAAGTTTAACAGTTAAAAATATCATCGGAAGCATTGAATATATTTTGATGCCTGACGGAACACGAGTATCAAACATTGGTTTTATCGACGATTTTATTACCAACAGTGATCGTGGAGTTTTTGAGAAAATTGAAAAGCATCAGGCAAAGATTAACGAGATGATGCCTAATAAAACAGTTAACGCAAAGTGCCCTGATTGCCAGCATGAATACGAAACTCCGTTTACATTTGACCAATCAAATTTTTTCGCATTAGCCTCTTGACCTTATCTAATGCTGAGATTGTAAAAAAACTCGAAAGCATGGATCAAGAGGCGAAAACAATTAAAAAGAGAATATTTGAAATGTGCTGGTATATGCGCGGAGGCATAACTTTAAACGAGATGATGCAACTTGGAGTATCAGACATGCCAATAATGACTGATGTAGTTGAAGGAAACCTGGAAACTACAAAGAAAACAGGAATGCCTTTTTTTTAATCTTCTGGATCGGTGCTAATAAATTCTTTAGGGTCTAACTTAACTCTATTAGACATAATATTAGCTGACTCACCAGAATGATAACATTCTATTTTACTATCATAAGTAAACTCAAAACCAAGGTCATTAGCTACATTACAAAATGATAAAAAAGCACTTTCTAGTTCTACTTGTTTTCTTTTATCCATGTTAATGTAAGTCCGGATCTCTGCCCATGCCTTTGGGTCTTGTAGGATGAACCTCTAAAATACAATATTTGTCTTGAGGATGTTGACTACTTAAAATTGCCATAATTTCACTTGCCTCAGATTCTGAGTTGGCATTCATAACATCTTTTTCTCTTACTACTACATATTTGTTTGTCATAAAGTTTTCCTCCACCACACAATGTGGTCGAATATTTAAACTCTTGTATAAACTATTATAATACGTTAAATTTATCTGTCAACCGATACTAAGGAGATGAACTACGTTCATCTAACACTTCACTGTCGTTCGTGTTACTTTTTCTTATTACTAATCCATTTCCCAGGTCTTAATTACTGTAATTATAAGATATTTTATCGTGATATTATATGATAGATGAATACTTCATGTAGATAGTTTCAGTCAGACGGAACCTGTTTTAGGGTTCCGTCTTTTCTGACTTCATGTGAGATGTCACAGCCAAGACATTGGAAGTAGGTATTTTACACTACTCATTGGGCTCTGACCTTTCCCAACCTACATCGACATCAAATGTACTATAAACTGTACATTAACCTGGTTAATGTCAGCTTTATGTTACGTTATTAGCGATTAACGTAACACGATGATTACATTCTATCCCCCGCTTCGTTCCTGTTGCTAAGGGGTTTTTATGAGTAATATGTGTTGTTCGAATGTCAGCAGAGCATTCTACGCTGAACCCAGGGTTCACAGAAACAACGTGTACGTGTGCAGGGAGCGCCTGCGTTTTCCACAATCCAAAATAACTGACGGATCAATCTTATGTGCTGATAATGAGGGTTCTGTGTGAGCCTGTTTAGTCTTGATTTGCTTCGTTAATGACGTGCTGGCTTTGGTGGACTCTAACTCTTATTTGTCCGTTATACCAGTCGTCTGATTCTAATACTTTGTGCCTAAACTGTTCTCTTGCTTCTAAGTAACTACACTCTGCCTTGCTGTAACAATAGTAGAGTATTTCACGGGTAAAGCAGCTTTTGCCGAGTGCTTCGATGTCTGCCAATAATTCATTAGATGAGCCGTAATATGTTTGCCAATCTGAGTCTATTTTCTCTTTTATTTTTTTTCTTTTCTTTGTGCCATTCTTTAACTTAACTATACGATACTTGGTTTTTGCAAATTTTGCAAGTTTTTTTCCGATATATTTTCTATTAGATTTAGTATTCGTAATAAGGTATACAAAACCTACACAGTCTTCAGGCAATACTGTAATTTCGTTTAGTGATACGCCGTCAGACTTTATCCAGTTTGTCATCGTCTAGTATATATGCTATCTGTTATTTTAATCTGGATAATCTGAATTATACCATCTCCACATCAGTGTCGTAGCTGGTGAAGCCATTTTCCTTGATAACCTTCATCAAGTTATTAACACGCCCAGCTAGTTCATCCTTGTGACTAACTAGCCATACGCTCTTGTTTCTATCTCTTGCCATCTTTTTAAGTACTGCAAGGGCACTTTCTACTCCGCTTGCATCCATGCCACTGTCAACAACCTCGTCAATAAACAGCAAGTTAATAGGATGGTATAAACTTTCCCAAACGTCACGGAATGCCCAGCTTAAACTTAAAATTAAACGATTACGCTCACCACGTGACAGGTTATCAAAGTCCAAGTCTCTGCCTAATTCTTGTATCTCTACAGATAGATCATTCATAAACTTAACACTGTGTGGCAAGCCCATTTTGTTCAAGTAATAAGTGAGTCTAGTATTTAAGAACGCTAGGTTCTGATCAATAATTCGTTTACGTATAAAGCTATCTTTATTTGTCAATAGCTTCAACAAGAACTCCTGGTGATCCTGCATACTAGTTAAGTCATTAATGGTATCCCAGGACACTTCTTCAACACCAGTGTCTGACATCTCTTGAATTTGCTCGTCGTATGGATCTTCCTGATTCTCACGTTGCTCTAGTTCTTTTTTAAGTGCGTCTACGCTAGTACGATGATTGTAGGCATCCTGTAGCGTATCATAAAACACTGTAGGTGCTGAACCAACTTCGCCAATCTCTTGGATTACTGCAATATATTCCTGACGCTTCTTGTCATTATCAAGAACATGATTGCTGGCATCCTGGCGCTGTGATATTTTACTGTCAACAATAGTCTGTTGTTTGTCATCATGAATATCCTGACCACAGGCATGACACTTGTGCTCATACAACAACTGGATTTCCTTGTCTAATTTTTCAATTAGTTTTGTTTGTTTTGTGTCATCCTGGTCCAAACTAGTAATCCAGCGTTCAGCTTCCTGTACAGCCTTTAGTTTATCATAAAATTCTTCTAGTAGTTTATGATTTTCAAGTTCGCTGTCAATGTCTACATGACCAAGGTCGTCGATACCCTGTTTAAGTTTTACAACATCTTCGTCTCTTTTTAGTAGCCAGAGCTTCTGTCTCTTTTTAGCACTGTCAATCTGCTCCTGAATTCTACGGTTAGCATCTTCCACTGCTTTAATACGAAACTCTTCTTGGGTAATCAAGTCCTTAGTCTGGCGTGTCATCTCTTTAAGAGAATCTGCCTTTTCGCTGAGCAAGGTAATGCCCAACAACTGCTCTATAATAGCACGTTGATCATTTGCTCCCAAACTCAGGAAAGGCTGAGTGTAAGTGTTTAGAGCGACGAGGTGTTTAAACATGTCATGGCTCATGCCAAGCATACGTTCAATTTCTTTTTGTGTCTCTCTACTATCACCTTGTTGTGACTCAGTGCTTTCCTGTTCGTGATTAGCAATAAAGTATTTTAAGACGTTTGGTTTACGTCCACGTTCAAGCCTATAAGCAACACCATTAACTTCAAAATCAACAGTAACCATCATGCCTTTGCCGTTGGTTTTATTGATTAAGTTATCTTTCTTGATGTTAGTTAAGGCTTGACCGTAAAGAGCATAACTGAGTGCATTGATGATTGTGGTTTTACCCGTGCCATTTCTGGCGCCAGAGTCATCACCTCCTTGATCATAATTAGCACCAAGCACTAACGTTAAGTCTTTACGGTCAAAGTCTACAGCCTGGGTCTGATTGCCCACGCTCATGAAATTCTTTACCGATAATGCATTTATCTGAAACAATTGTATAGCCTATCTGCCAGATGTTGATGACCCTCATCGAGTAAATGCTTAGTGTCGCCAACAGGATATTGTGAATGAAGATCAGTTATATGGAAATTATTAATACTATAATAGCATGTCATATCAATTTCAGCAATATATTTTTGTATTTCTTGGTGTTCTTGGTATAGTTGCTCGTCATTCATAACATCAAAGCATACTAGGTCTTTAATATTATTGTTAAACTCTAACCAGGATGATGAAAATGCATTATAGTTATTTTGTGCAGCATTTAACATTAAGTATCTTTGTGACTTAGATTCAAAATACCTCTGCAATACTATTATTTGTTGTAGCCAGATTTTAAATTCATACAACGTATTAGACCAATGTGCATAGTGTAATTTTCCGTACTGGTTAAAATAATACAGGTCACTATACTTACTGTGAGCTAATTCAGGGTTAAAGTTTATTTGAAAGTTATTTGAATTGTCGTATCTAGTAAATCTTTCTTTGTATGTCCATGCAATTACAGCAAGATCACTTGTGTTAGATTTAACTGATTCGTATAGTATTCTTTCGTTACTGCCTCCTGACACTGCATTGTTATTGCAACTCATGCCAAGTTTTTTTGCCAACAAGTATGGCCAAGCAGACAACTTGTCGTCTAAGTCGTCGCCGTATGTGTGACTGCAACCAGTAGCCCAAAGCATTTTATAGATTCCTGTAAATGTCTAGCATTAGTTGTCTGTCATATTGAGCAGTTTCAAGTTGAGTAAGATGGCTAGTTACTATGCTATCAACACTTTCAAAGTTTACTTCGCCATCAAATGTTTGGGAATGCTCTTCAATGTCAGTTCTCTGAATTAAACTAAGCTCACGCAAGTTATACTGTGGAATAAACTGCTCTTTAATAAATGTTGCTTCTTCGTAACTAATGTCGACATCAATCTCAACACGACAATACATGTTAGATTGCAGTAGCTGGTCTGTATCTTCAAGTATCTCACTGAGTCGAAACTTCCTATACTTGGGTGCATCAGGCCAAGCAATATAAACCGGATCCTTGCCCCAATCTAATATCATACAGCCGCGGTCGTCGTCACCAACGTCAGCATAGTTGTGAGGGAAAGCATTGCCAATGTATGTAATGTTCTTGTTAGTTTGACGCTTATGGAAATGACCAGTAAACACAGTCTCACATTTAAGATCATCACGGCGCAAATCACCAACATCAGGCATCTGCACCATAGCGTTCATATAAAAACTAGGCAGTTCAAAGTGCCCAAACATATATTTGGCTTCGATCTTCTTGATCTGTTTATGCTCGTCGCCAACTAGCCAGGGCGTAATGCAAACATCATCAACAGTTGTAATCTCGTCAAATATTCTGACGTTGTCATACTTCTTTGCCCAAACAACACTGTTCATCTCACGAGTGTCACGGTAATGTTCGTCGTGGTTGCCTGGGATAAAGATGATTTGATCAAACGCCGCGCTGAGTTTATCAATAGCTTGAACACTATAGTTTAGTGTGCCAATTTGAAGGCTAGCACGGTTGTTATGCCAGTCCCCTAAAAACACACAGGTTTCGCAGTTTTGCTCTTTGCCAGTTTTAATGACAAAATCGACAAAGTTTAAGCAATCCTGGTTGTGTAGTCTAGAATTGCTTTTCAAACCAAAATGCACGTCTGTAAAAAATATTGCTCGTTTAAATAGGTTCATTTTTTCTGTTTTACTTCAATAGTAGTTGTTTCAGTTGGAGTTGTATCGTGTAATTCAGCAAGTACCTTCATCGTTTCGTCGTTTTCGTTTTGCCTAGTATAACTTGGATTTAAACCATTTTGTTCCAAGATGTCGTCACGAATACGCTGGCCCTTCTTTTCAAGGTTTAAAACCCTGGTAAAGCTATTTGTAATAGCCGCAGTATAGTAAGCAAACGGGTTGTCACTTTTGCTTTCATCAAACTGTAATCCAATGCGACTCAGCTGAAGTAATCCTGCACCCTGCATTTCGTCGTTATAAGTGTATCCCCGCCAGTTACTTCTGCTTGCATATCGTTCAACCAGTTTTATAAACATCATAGCAAGTTTGTCTGTCATCGCTCCGTGTTCCTTGTTAAAGGATCCGTTTTGTAATCCACCTTCCCAGTGACTTTTGCCTACACAAATTAATTCATCGTTCTCGTCAAACTTCCAGTGTTGAAATGGAGGAAAATTACACTGTGTGTGATGGTCAGCAACTGTTTTAGGGGTTTTCTTTCTACTTGGCTGAAGTGGGATATGATCAAACGTCATAATTCTAAAGATCAAGTCTGTTTTTGGAATTTGTTTCCAATCAATTAGAAATTCTGCCTGCTTAACACTGGTATCGCCGCTCATATAAGTTTCCTCATATGCGTCTCTACTTAGCCGAGCAGCTCGATTGCGTTTTGCTTGTGCAATAGTTCTAATGTTAATGCGTTCAATATTTGGTAAAATAATGTCAAATTGATTAAAAGACTCATCAAGGTAACTACAGTACGTAGTTTTACTCTTGTGTATTTCTGCTAAAATGTCTCGATTGCTTAGATATTTACGTTTTCTCATAGCACTCCCTTTTATAATATACTACTATTATACAACCAATAAATACAAATAGCAATTAAGGAATGCAGTATTTATGGCTTTTAATTTTAACAATATAACTGAAGCGGTTCAGGACGCAACTAGTAGTGCAGTTCAAAAAGGTTTGAGCAAAGCTATTCCTGGCGATGGATTTATTTCTAAGGCTGCCAGGGGATATCTTGGTTCTCAGGCAAACAGACTAATTAACAGTCAACTTAACCCTGGAGGAGCAAACAGTGTTCTTCCCAATGGCAGTGTTGCAACTGCAAGATTTGGCAGCGACATTGATACTAGAGCAAGACTAGCACTTAGCCCTGGCGCTGGCAATATTTTATACAGAGATCCATCAAATGAATTGCTTAGACCATTAACAACTACTGACGGTGTTGTGTGGCCTTATACTCCTAGTATTAACGTAGGATACAGCGCCGCATATACTGGCAACCAGGTTATCCACAATAACTATGCTAGTCAGAGCTATGGCCAAAGTACGATAGAACAGATAACCTGCACTGGACAATTTACTGCTAATACTCCTGCAGAAGCAGAATATTTGTTGAGTGTCCTGCATTTCTTAAAAAGTGCTACCAAGAGCTTCTTTGGTCAAGACACAAATCGCGGCACACCACCGCCTGTGCTAAGATTTAGTGCTCATGGCCCTTATATGTTTAACAGCGTTCCAGTGGTAATTTCTAACACTACACAAGATTTTGAACAAGGTATTGATTACATTAATGCTAAAGTTGCTGGTGGCAACAACGGTGTTGATTCAACAACTCGAGTTCCATCATTAATTACTATAAATGTAACATTGTTACCAGTTATCAGCAGAAAGCGTCAAACTGAGTTTGGATTAGAGAAATATGCAAGAGGCGAGCTTATTGGTGAAGCTTCAGGCAAGGGAGGGATGCCATAATGACTGTAGAATACAGACAAGATAGTCCCTATGCACAGACAAGGATGCAGGGAACATATTTAGATATCTACGAGCCTAGACCTATTCCCAGTTATGCTGATGATGTTCTGTTTACCATCAATGCAACATACCAGTTCAGACCTGATCTTTTAGCTTATGACCTGTACAGCAATCAGAATCTATGGTGGGTGTTTGCAGTTAGGAACCCCAACGCAATCGAAGACCCAATCTGGGATTTTCGTGTAGGTAAAAAAATCTATATTCCTAAACAGGCGACACTATCTAAAGCACTGGGGATCTAATATGGCACGCCGATTTCCTAGCCAATATATTGGTAAGCCAGTTAGTGACATCCCACCAGACGTATATGAACAAGTTGTAGCCCAAACTGGCACTTATTATGAAGATTTAGACGGATCGTTACAATCTTACAATAGAACTCCTATAGAAAAAGCAGGAGGAACAAATAATCCTACCCCACCAGACCCTGATGTGTTCACACCAGAACCAGATCCTGCTCCAGAGGTTGCCAATACTCCGTTAACTGCTGCCGAGCTAAGAGCGGTGCAGGTTGCCAATACTCCGTTAACTGCTGCCGAGCTAAGAGCGGTGCAGGTTGCCAATACTCCGTTAACTGCTGCCGAGCTCAACCAACAATTTATTGCTGAAAATAGAGCAGAATTAAATGCTCAAGCAGATGACGGTGTGGGCACTGGTGATTACGGTGATGACTATTTAAATCCAGAGCCACCAGCCTCTGCACAGATTGCAGGTCCTGATGGATTTGATGATGGGGGTGAGGACAGTATAGTTGCTGCACCCAAGGACTCATCAAATACTGTTGTTGCAGACGGAGCAGTGCAAAAAGCGGCTGCTAACGATCCTCAGTCTGGATTGAGCACAGGTAATAAAAAGATTGAAATTTCTCCGAGACCAAATCAGATCAGTGACTTTGCTAGTTATACATACAATATTGCTCTTTACATGATGTCACCCAAAGAATATGTAAAAATGCTAAAAGCACCTGCTAGTGTCAGACAGATTCCCAAACAGTTAATTGCAAGAAGCGGCGGCATAGGCTCAGACGGCGGCAAGAATTTTGATATAGATTTTTTTATTGATAACCTACAAATGACCAACATTGGGGTTAGCCCTAATACTAGAACTACAAATACAAATGCGGTTGATGTTAGTTTTGACATTACTGAACCCATGGGTGTTACACTCATCGAGCGTCTAAAAAATGAAGCAAAAAATAGTCTTGAGGAAGCGGAAAACTATATCAAAACTCCGTATCTCTTGGAGATCACGTTTAAGGGTTATGACGACAATGGACATGAAATGTCAGGAGCAATTAAACCTAAATATATTCCAATTAAAATCACTGGCTTAACATTTAGGATTGAAAGCACTGGCACTGTGTATAAAGCTAAAGCTGTACCGTATCATCAGGATGTGTTTAGTTCATTAAATAGTACTATCCCAATCAACATTCAAGTAAGTGCAGGCACAGTTAACGATATCTTTGGAAGCACTGCCCAACAAGTTAACTATGAAACAGAAACAATATATGATGAAGAGCTTGCTGAAGACGAAGGTACTACAATTAAAAAAACAACTCTAGGAGAACCAGCATCGACTCTCGCCAGTGCAGTTAATAATTTCTTAATAGCACAAACAAAACCAACAGTTGATAAAAACGACCCTGGCAAAAAAGTTCCAGCAAGTTCTCAGATTGCTGATAAATGGAGTTTTGCTATTGCGCCTGAGATTAAAAATGCTAAGTTGGTAGGGTCAAAATTTGATGCCCTTAACACTCCACAAAAAACTAACAAGTTATATAAACAAGCCGCAGCTGGACTTGCTAAAAAGCCAACCTTAGACTCAACTACAAATATGTTTAAAATTAATGCTGGCACAAATATAGTTTCTTTAATTAACTATATTATTGTAGCAAGTGACTATATTGACGCTAATGTAGATGAAATTAACAGGATTGGCACTGATGACCCTCCGGAAAATAAAAAAATTTCATGGTACAAAGTTATACCGCAAATTGTTGGGTTCCAAGGCTGGGATAAAAAAGCAGGAAGATATAAGTTCCATATACAATGGACTATAACAGTAGAAGATATATTTTACAGTGATTTCCCATGGGCGCCTAAATCTAAACCCAAGGGTGAAGGTGTACACAAAATATATGATTATATTTTCAGTGGGAATAACACTGAAGTAACTGACCTAACCTTGCAGTTCGATAGTGCTTATTATCAAGCTCATACTATCGGAACTGGTATTCCTGATGGCGACAAAGACAAATCTAATATTGCACCACAGGTTAAGCCCTTGCCACAGAGTGTTCAAGGGCAGGGAGTTATTAACGACGAAACCATTACAAAAAAACGAAGCAAAGATTTAATGTCTAATATAATGTTCAAGGGCTCCGACATGATTCAAATTGACATGGCTATTTTGGGTGACCCTGCCTTCTTGCCAGTGGGAGACGCATTTTTCCAACCACAGGGCAACCGTGGTGCAATATACACTGAGGCATTTCTGCCTGATGGAACAATAAACTATGACTTAACCCCACCATACATTCAGTTAAATTTAAAAACTCCCACTGATTATGATGACCTTACTGGTCTTGTTGACCTTTCTGGTCAAGGCAAGTATACTAGTAGCGAGTTAAGTGGAGTTTATCGTGTCGTACAAACTAATTCTACCTTTAGTGGTGGACAGTTTACTCAACGATTGGATGCTATCAGAGAAAAAATGCAGCCTATCGATGGAAAAATAGGCAGAAGTGTACAGAGTATTCAAGAAAGAGAACAAAAGGCAGCACTAACTAATAACTTAGTTGAAAGTTTTTTTGCAAGTTTAGTATCCGGAGTTAATCCTCTAGAACAAGTAATAAGCAAAGGCACAGCCGCAATAACTACCTTTGGAGAAAGTCTAGTAACTGGTTATCAGGCTGGCAGGATTCAAAGACTAGCTGATGAAACAGACCAAGGAAGGTTTGAAGAAGGCATAGGCGACGAAGAACCGCCTGTTGATATACTGGATACTAACACTGTTGTCAATGCTGATCAACTTAATAACAATGTCTTGCTTGATGCATTTGGCGGAGCAGGGGAATTTATTGGCGAAGAGCCAGTTGACGACTAATCTCATTACAGTTAAATACTTTTATATGAAAGTGAAGAAATATTAAAAATGGCAGATACATGGGCAAATAATAGCAAGGGCGGTGATAAGGATTTCCAAACACAAAACGTTCGTGGTGTTAGGGAAGAACGAGGCATTGTTATTGGCGAGGTTAAAGTAAATGCGCATCCCGCTAGCATGGGTAACCTTATGGTTTTTGTTCCTACCTTTGCTGATAGAAGCAGAGAAAACGATAAATCTCAGTGGCGTCAAGTAAAATACTGCACCCCATTTTACAGCAGAACAGAAGTACAAGGATCTGGTGATAGTTCCGTAACCACAAAAAATACTGCTGGTATGGTTTATCCTTGCCCTGATATAGGAACTAAAGTTTTATGCTTCTTCCCAGAAGGTAGAAACCAGGACGGGTTCTGGTTTGCTTGTGCGCCTGACACTTACATGATGCAAAGTATCCCTGAGCCTGCTATGACAGAAAATATTACCACACAAGCAGGTCAAATCAGAGGCAAACTAGCACCAGGTGGTGAATTTAACGACAAAGATAACCCTACAGACAAGATAACAAATTATTTAACTCCTAAAAGATCTTTTGATAGTAATATACACAGAATTTTAAAAACACAAGGTTTAGACGAAGATCAGATCAGAGGATTAACCAGCAGCAACTATATGCGTGAAACTCCCAGTGAGCTGTTTGGTATTACAACCAAGGGCAGACGCATTGACAAAAATAGTACCGATGTTGCAGACAATAAAAATATTATTGGCAAGTTAAAAAACAATACTGACTTAACTAAATCAGAAGCAGATGCAGTTGAAGGAAGAGTTGCTAGGAAACATGGCCACAGTTTTGTAATGGACGATGGTGATATTGAAGGTAACAACAACCTTATAAGATTTAGAACTGCCGCTGGTCATCAGATATTATTGCACGACACAGAAGATTTAATCTACATTGGCAACAGTAAAGGTACCTCCTGGGTGCAAATGGATGCATCAGGCCAGCTTGACATTTATAGTCAGACTAATATTAACCTGAGAAGTAAAAGCATTAACATGCATGCTGACTCCAGTATTAAGATGCATGCCGGAAATAATATTCAACTAGTAGCAGGAAAAACACTGCAACTAGAAGGTGGCACACTTGCTCACATGTACAGTGATGGGCAAGCACAAATGTATGGTGCCAAGAGCATTGACATTAAAAGTGGGTCAACATTAAATGTAGAAGGCAGTAAAGTAGGAATTAAAGCAAGTGGCAACATGGATCTACAAGCAAGTTGTTTGGCATTACAAGGGACTGCCTCAGGCGCCGCAAAGCAAACCGCTGCTCCTAAACTTGATAAAGCAGACACAAAGATTAATGCACAGGGTTTCTGGGAATCCACAGGCACACTTAAGACTACAGTGGACAGAGTTCCCACACACGAGCCTTTTGCTGAACATAAAGTTACTACACAGGAATCAGTGTTAAGGTCAGTGCAAGTTGGTAAAATTCCTACAAGCGGAACTGTTGAACTTGACAAGCCTAAACAGCCTATAAAAACCGCAAGCACTGGTATTGAGCAAACTAAACAAGTTGCAAACAAAGAAACAGTATCCGCTGCAACAATTTTAAAACAGCCGGATGTTGGTATCAATGTAGGTAAATTACTCAGTAATACTATTAAAAATGTAGCCGCTGCTACAGTTGAAAAGGTAGGCAGCGGCGGCGCTCTAGACTTTGTTGATTCAGTAACTGGCGCGGTTGGCAAATATGGCACCAGTGCAGCATCACTGGTTAAGAACGGATTTGTAAAACCCGAAACATTCTTTAACGGTGAACTTGCTAACCCCCGTATGTGGCAAGGCAAACTCGGCATTGACAGTTTGGATTCTTTCATGGATGCAGAGAATATCCAGGAAGATTTATTCTTAACAGATGTTGTGGATGATTACCAGGATGCAGTATTCAGCGGTGCAATCCAGGATGACGATGATGAAGATACTATTGCTGGGATGGTCATGGTTACCCGCGCCACTAACGCAGAAGTTGCCGGAGACTTTCGTGAAGGTAGAATTATTGAACCTCGGCCAATTGTAGGAACAGTAAATGTCACACAAGACAAAGACATGTCTAAAGAACTAACTGGCTGGTTCCAGAAAGGAGCTGCGGCTTCTAATATGTCAAAAAGTACTGACAGCGTTGGTTATACAGACAACTGGTACAGTGATATTAGTCAAGATGATGTAAAAGAAGAATGGGATGTCGTTAGCTCTACAAATAATACAACTGTTACTGGTGGTGAATCTACAACCGTAAGTGCCTCAGCACAACAAGAAGCAGCAAGAGTAGCTGGCCTTCAGCAACAAGCAGACACTGCTCAGAGAAGACAGGCAGCAATAGATAATTTTAGAAGATCATCTGGGTTGTCAGGCGGTGCGTTGATCCGTGCATTTAACAACGAAGTGCGTAGCGGAAGAATTACCTTTTAAAGGAGAGATATAAAATGGCAATGTATAGAGGTTTTAGTACAGTACAAGGAAGTTTCGCAGCTACTAGAGTAGTGGACGGAGACTTGATTAAACGTGACTTGCTTAACGCTTTTGCTATACGCAAGGGTGAGAAAGTCGGATCTCCAGCATATGGCAGTGGAGTTCTAGACCTGGTCATGGAGCCATTGACTGAAGAAGTAAAAAATTTACTTATTGAGGAAGTTACATCAACTATTAAACAAGATCCCAGGGTGGCATTACAACAACTTGTTATTGATGAGTACGAAAACGGGCTTCAAGCACAAATAAACCTAGTTTATGTGCAAACTAACCAATCTGAGACTCTGGTTATTAATTTTGATAGACAAGACGGCACAGTAAGTTAACCTTTAATAGTAGTAGTTTATTACATCTATAAATACATTATAGGAAGGTAAATCTATGGCACATACTACACGATCAAGCAATTTGTTTGCTACTGAAGACTGGAAAAAAGTTTACGAATCATTCAAAGAAATCGACTTTCAGAGTTACGATTTCCAGACTATTCGTAAGAGCATGGTTGACTATCTGCGCAACTACTATCCAGAAGATTTTAATGATTACATTGAATCCAGTGAATATGTAGCACTCATTGATATGATTGCTTATGTTGCACAGAGTTTGAGTTTTAGAACAGATTTAAACGCTAGAGAAAACTTCCTTGAGACAGCAGAGCGTAGAGACAGTATTCTCCGTCTTGCTAAGATGCTCAACTACTTCCCCAAGCGTAGCCAAGTTGCCCGCGGACTACTGAAGATTGATAGTGTATCTACAACAGAAGTTATCATTGACAGCAATGGTAACAGTCTTGAGAATACAGAGATTTTTTGGGGCGATGAAACCAATCCAGACTTCCTAGAACAGTTTACTACTATTATGAACGCTAGCATGGTTAAGACACAGCGATTCGGCAATCCTGCTCTTAAAACTACTGTGGGCGGAATTCAGATTCAAGAATACAATATTAGCACAGTGCCTAATACCATCCCAGTGTACGATTTTAGAAACGATGTGAGCACACAAGAGTTTCCTTTTGAAATTGTTAACGGTACCTACAGTGGCACAGATTATTTGTACGAGGTTCCACCTAAACCTGGTAGTACTATTAATACAATCTATAGAAACGACACTCGTGGATTTAACAGTGTTAACACTGGCTTCTTCTTCTACTTTAAACAAGGTACATTACAGACACTGGATTTTAGTATTGATGAAGCATTACCAAACCGTGTTGTTGAAGTTGATGTTAATGGAATTGAAAACAACGATGTGTGGTTATATGAACTTGATAGCAATGGTCGCGAAAGCACTAGATGGACAAAGATTCCTGCTGTTACTGGCAACAATGCTATCTTTAACAGCTTAAACAAAGACATTAAAACACTGTACAGCGTACAAAGCCGTAGTGCAGATAGAATTAGTCTTGTATTTGGTGACGGGGTATTTTCAAATATTCCCAAAGGTAACTACAGAGTTTATTTCCGTGTTGGTAATGGATTTACATATAAGATTAGCCCAGCAGACATGGACAATGTTACATTAAGTATTCCGTATCTAAGTCATAGTTCACAGGTTGAAACACTTACAGTGAACATGAGTTTAAAACAGACTGTAGCAAATGCTAGTGCTAGAGAAAACCTAAACGATGTTAAAGCTAGAGCACAACAGCAATACTACACACAGGACCGTATGGTTACTGGTGAAGACTATCAGATTTATCCTTTTACTAGTTATAACAATGTTATTAAGAGTAAAGCAGTTAACAGAACCAGCAGTGGCGTTAGTCGTTACTTGGATGTTAGAGATACAACTGGCAAGTATAGCTCAACCAACATCTTTGCTGAGGACGGAATATTTTATAGAGAAGACACCAGACCTACATTTAGCTTTACCTTTGTAACTGACAGTGACATCAGCAATACACTATCAACCAGAGTTGAAACTGTAATGCAAGCCAAACCAATGTATCATTACTTTCTGGAAAACTATGAAAGAATTGATTTAAGTAGCCTTGGTGTTACCTGGAATCAGACAACAATTGGCACTGGTGTTTGCACTGGATATCTTAAAAATAGCACCGGCAATCCACAGACTGTCAGCAGTTATACCAGCAGTAACTTAAAGTACTTTAAAGAAGGAACACTTGCTAAGTTTACTGCCCCAACAGGGTATGTATTTGATGTAAACAATAATCTAATACCTGGAGTTTCTGGTGCATTAAACACAAAAAGTTATATCTGGACAAGTTGCAGTAACCTATTTAATGATGGAACAAACCAGGGTGCAGGAAATCTAGCATCAGGCGTGGGCCCAGTAACGCTCACTGAAGTTATCCCAAATACTGCACAACTAGAACAAATTATCTATCCCTGGAATACCAGTTTTACTAGCACTGTTAGACAAACAATTATTGACAATATCAGTAACTATAAAACCTTTGGGTTAAGGTATGACAAAGATACACAAGCCTGGACAGTTATTACAGGAACCAATCTTAACCAAACAACAACGTTTAGTTTACAAAATGCTGGAGATACAACTGGATTAAACCAGGATGCAAGTTGGTTGTTCTTGTTCACAAACGATGGTGAAACTTATACAGTATCACATAGAAGTTTGGAGTATATCTTTGAAAGTTATCTTGAAACAAGATTCTACTTTGACAAAGACTTAAAAATCTTTGATCCAAGAACAGGCAAAACTATCAGAGATAAAATTGTTATACTCAAAGTTAACAGTTTGCCAGATTCAAATACTGCATTTGGTCAGGACTATATTATGAATGTAGACGACACAGTAATTGAAGATGACGGCTATATTCTAACAGAGCGAATTAAAGTAACATTCCCTGACCAGGACGGCGACGGCGTCATCGATGACCCAGATGTTTTTGATGTAGTAGTGTCACCTGATACTTCATCATCAACTAAAATTGTTTTTTATAAAACATATTTAGATAACAGTGGCTATACCAGATACGAGCCAGTGGTCAGCTCTAGTGTTGAAAGCAGTTATACTACATTGACTGCAATTACTGCGGTTAAAGACACATACAGTAGCGGACAAATCTTTTATGCATCCAGCACTGGTAGTTTTTACATTCTGTCAGTAAACAGTGTTAACCAGAAAATCTTAACACAGACAACAGAGTATGTAACCAAGGTTGGCAGAGACAATCTACTGTTCCAGTACACACATAACAGTCCAAACAACAGACGCATTGACCCAAGCCCAAGTAACATTATTGATTTGTTCTTGTTAACAAAAGTTTATGACACTGACTACAGAAACTGGATTACAGATATCACAGGCACAGTAACAAAGCCTACAAAGCCAAGCACAAACGAATTAAGAGATGCATACGGTGATCTGGAAAATTACAAGAGTGTCAGTGATGCTATTGTGTTTAACAGTGTAAAATACCGTCCATTATTTGGTGACAAGGCAGACACAGAATTGCAAGCAACGTTTAAAGTAGTAAAGAATACAGCAACATTAATCAGTGATAACGAAATTAAAGCCCGTATTATTGAACAAGTTAACAAATACTTTGCAGTAGAAAACTGGGACTTTGGGGACACATTTTACTTCAGTGAACTTGCAGCATACCTGCATAACTCACTAACTCCTGATGTATTGAGTGTTATTGTTGTTCCTAAATCCAGTACAAGTGGCTTTGGTAGTTTGTACCAGATTGCGAGTAGCAGAGATGAAATCTTTATTAGTGCAGCCACAGTTAATGATGTAGAGATAATTGATGTTATTACTGCCGCTCAAATCCAAGCAAGTGGAAATGTGGTAAATACCACTAGTGATATTACTACCACCGAAAGTGTCAGTAGCACTGGTAGTGCAACAGTAATTGAAACAACGACGAACAACTCAACGTCAACAACAACAGCTATCACTGGGGGTTCTAACTACTAATGGCTACAAGAAAAGCGCAACAGTTATTACCTGAAGTATTCCGTACCAGTAAAAACTCTAAATTTTTAAATGCCACAGTTGACCAATTAATCAGCGAAGACAATAAAATAAAAGTCAATGGCTTTATTGGCAGGAAGAGTGCTGAAAACTTTCAAAAGGGTGACAACTATCTAGTTGAATCTTCAGCGTTCAGACAGAACTACCAGCTTGAGCCCGGTGTGGTATATGAAGATGTCAATGGTACTATTCAGAGTGTGAGCAGTATTAATGACGCACTCAATACTATTAGATACAACAACGGATCCACTGCAAACCAAGACAGTCTTTATAGACAGCAGTATTACAACTGGAGTGGGTTTGTTGATTTAGACAAGTTAATTAACTATGGCGAATATTTTTGGTTGCCCAGTGGTCCAGATAGTGTTCAGGTTTTTGCAAACGAAGTTGATACAACTCAAGACTTTACGGTACTTAGAGAAGGAACAACCTACGGTCAAATTGCATACGACACTACAGCATATGACGAAAGCAAGTACGACGAGAGAACAGACGCAGCCAACACTGGTGGATTTAATTATAGGTTTGATGATGCTAGCTCTACTCCTAACCCAGTTTTATACTTGGCTCGCGGCGGTGAATATACATTTAAAGTTGATCAGCCTGGTATACCTTTTTGGATTCAAACTGAATCAGGAAATTCTGGTGTAAGCGTATCACAGAAAAATATCAGCACCAGAGATGTTATCGGAGTAGTTAATAATGGCGAGGACGACGGAACTGTTACTTGGCGTGTGCCACTAGCAGACGACCAGGACCGCTTTACAAGTATGACTGTTGACGCAGAAGTTGATTTTGCTACAGATTTGCCATACAAAGATATTCACAATCAGGTATTGAGTGCTTTCCTAGCGACATACTCAACTGGACTCGACGGATTAACAGAATTCGATGGTAAAACACTGGTGTTTGCTAACCAGAGTTTAGACGAAAGAGACTGGAATGCTGGCGCACCTTATGATGGTCACGCATTTGATAGCGGTGCTACTGAAGGCAGCGATGGAACATTTGACCCAACAGTGTCATTATCACTTGCTGACAGATACAGTGTTTTTAAAATTGCAATCCAAACTATTGCTGGTGTTGAAACTATTGTATTAAGTAAAATTCAAGATATTACATCAGGCAACAAAGTAAAAGTTAAACAGGGTAGTGTTTACGCTAACCGCGAACTCTGGAAAAATGCAAGCGGACAACTTGAGCTAATTCCACATATTACTGCTAGTCAAACTGAGTTCTTTTATCAGGATGGCCAGGATGCAACTAGATTTGGTAGAATTCTTCTAGTAGATCAAGGCGCAAGCACTACTATTGATGTTGATCAGGAAATAATTGGCATGTCAACATACACCAGTCCTAATGGTGTAGTGTTCACTAATGGCCTTAAAATTGAGTTTGACTCAAGTGTTACCCCGGCAAGTTATCAAAATAATATTTACTATGTTGAGGGTGTAGGAACTAGTATTAGACTTGTTGCTGAAACCTCCTTGGTGACACCAGAAACATATGCGATTAGTGAAGTAGAACCCTATGATTCAGAGAACTTTGATGTTGGTGGATTTGAAGCATCATTAAACAGTCCAATAACACAGGATTATATTGTTATTAACCGTGCAAGCCCAGACTTAAATGCTTGGAGCCGCGGCAACCGTTGGTTCCACCGTTCAGTTCTTACAGCAACTGCCGCTTACAATAATTTTACTACAGTTATTGACGACAATCAACGTGCAAAACGTCCTATCATCGAATTTGATGCTGGGTTAAAACTTTTCAACATGGGCGTTACCAGTCAAACTCCGGTTAGCGTTGTAGATACAACACAAACAGACGCATTTAGTAACGTTAATGGCAAGATCGGATATTTTTCAGACGGCGTTAATTTAACACCAGGGTTAACTATTTGCTTTACGGCTGACCCAGACATCAAACAGAACATTTACCAGGTAAGTTATATTGATCAGGATAGCGACACACAGACTGATCCAATCATCAACCTAACACTTGTTGGTACAGTAGGGGACGGCGATTGTCTACTAAGCACTTTAGGTGGAAATAATCAGGGCAAGGTATATTACTACACTAGTTTAACTAATTCTTGGACTACAGCGCAACAAAAAACATCTGTTAACCAAGAGCCATTGTTTGATATATTTGATCCACAGCATGTTAGTTTTAGTGATACAACCAAGTATCCAAGTACTGCATTTGCTGGTAGCAAATTGTTTAGTTATAAGAAAAACACAGCCGCTAGCGCAGACACTATATTGGGATTTGGACTAAGTTATAAAAACATCAACAATGTTGGCGACATATTGTTTGATAATAACTATGTTACTGATACTTTCACTTACACAAAGAGTGACGTTGGTGCTGTAGATGTTATTATTAGAAGTGGTCATGTTCATAGAAATACTGAGATTGCTGGTGTTGTTACCAGGGAACTCAAGAACGGGTGGACAAAAGTAATCAGCGAAAGCAGACAATGGCAGCAAGTACAATACATTGTTGATGCTGAACTATACAGTTTTGAAATTGGCGCCCAGCCTAAAACAGATGTCAACCAAGTAACATTAAAAGTGTTCGTTAACGGGGTGTTCCAAACCACTGACAAGTATGTACAACTAACAACCAATGACAAATATTACATTAGCTTTATCGCACCACTTGCACAGGATGACGTTGTTCTTATTAGAGTTTACAGCGACAGTATAACACCACTGGGGTTTTATGAAACTCCTGCAAACCTTGAGAACAATGCTAACAATGATGACTTTGCTAGTCTAACACTAGGACAATTACGAAATCACTTTGTTGATATTACCAGAGAAATTCCAACCTTTACTGGAAACAGCCTGGGTACAAACAATGCAAGAGATCTTGACTATAAAAAATATCCTGGAAAGATTCAGCAGCACAGTGCTGGTGTAACTCTTCCGCACTTCTTGCTAGCTCAGGAAAGCAATAACTTGATTGAGTCCATGAGATTTAGCATGGAGGAATATACCAGATTTAAGAATAGATTGATTGACAATGTTAATCAACTTGACATTGATTTAAGAAGTCCAGAGACTGCACTAGACACTATCCTAACATTTATGGCTGGCGTAAAAACCAGTGAGTTTCCTTTCTACTATTCCGATATGTTGCCCTGGGGAAGTCAGACATCGACTACAACATACACATTAGATCAAACAACTGAACGAGTGTTTGAGTTCACCACTCAGTTCGACTTAACAGAAATTAGTAATCGTGGTGTTATCGTTTACCTTACAGAGAGCAATACAAACAAGACACAATTAACCGAGGGTCTTGATTATACTTTTGATACTGTTGAGCCTGCTGTTACACTAAACACAGCGGTCTCTTTATCTATTGGTGACATCATTGAGATTATCGAATACTCAAATACGGATGGTAGTTTTGTTCCACCAACACCCACAAAGATGGGTTTATACCCTAAGTTCCAACCTGCTATTACGCTTGATGACACTTACCAGACTGGTACAAGCACTGGCACTGGTCCGTTTAAATTGTATGCTACCGCAGATTCAAGATATGAACAGCGAGCACAAGGGGTTAGTGGTTGGTTTTATCCATTATACACAACATTAGCTTCTGCGCAAGCAGCAGACGTTAGTGGTGAAGCTCATCCACATAAGTTTGTAGGCAGTGACAGATTATTTTATATGCCAGCATCTACACAGAGCCACGGTGCAGTGAACAGTGATGCATATACTGAATATGCAAACTATACTCCTGTTATCCAGGGTCATGACGGCAGTCGCTGGATTGCGTATAAGGATCGCAGAGATAACATATTAATTGAGTTTGAAAAGCGTGTGTATAACAACATAAAAACTCAGTATGATCCAGCTACATTTGATCTTGCTGAAGTAGTTCCGGGTTATTTCAGAAGCACTTTTGCTGACCTAGAGCAAACAACACAGATTTATGCACAATACATTTCAAGTTGGGCATATAAAAATGCTGTAGATATTACTACAAACACTATTCATGAAGTGAATAATTCTTTTACCTGGAATTACAGTAATGCCACTACTGTTGACAGCGACTCACGTATGCCAGGGTTCTGGAGAGGCATTTACAAGTGGATTTATGACACTGAAACACCGCATCTAACTCCCTGGGAAATGCTGGGCATTTATCAGAAGCCAGACTGGTGGGATCAACGCTATGGTGCCGCGCCATATACTCGCGGTAACCGTGTTCTCTGGGAAGACCTAGAAGCTGGTAAAATTTATAATGCAGCAGGAAGAAACGCAACATTTACTGTTGATCCATATCGTGTGCGCCCTGGCTTAACAAACATTATTCCAACCAACGAACAAGGCCAACTTCTTGCTCCTAACCAGTTTTTAACTAAAGGTGCGCTATCCACTAACACAGAAAGAAGTTGGAGAATTGGTGATTATGCTCCTGTAGAAACAGCTTGGAGACGAAGCAGCGAGTGGCCGTTTGCAATGCAGATTATTGCTGCTCTAAAACGTCCAGCCAAGTACATGACCTTGCTCTGGGATACCAATCTATTTGAGTATAGTGCAGAGTATGATCAAATTCTTCGTCGTTACAAGAGCTATAGACCTAATATTGCTGACTTTAAAGTTAACGGATTGACTTCTGCGAACTCAACAACTGTTGATAGAGTTGAAGGGTATAACCAGTTTATTGCTAATTTCTACAAGTACAAGAATTTAAGTCTAGAAACTTTAAAGTCAACAGTACAAAATCTAAAACTTAAACTAATGTATCCTGTTGGAGGCTTTACTGACTTATCATTGTCCAAGATGATCATTGAGTCTACTAGCCCATCAAGCACTGGCAATAATATCTTTATTCCAGACGAAAACATGAAGATTTATCTTAATAAGAGTACCCCACTGGAGCGAGTATTTTACAGTGGTGTGAGTATTATTAAAAGACCGCTTGGGTACGAGATACGCGGTTATGATTCAAAGAATCCTTTCTTTAAAATTGTTCCTAGTCTTCGCAGTGACAAGCAAACAATAATTACAGTGGGAAATACTAGCACAGTAGTTTATGCAGACAGTCAAAACTATATTACAAGCATTCCTTATGGCACTGTTATTTCTAGTGTTCAACAGGTTTGCGACTTCCTAGTTGCTTATTCAAGATATTTAAAAGTTAAAGGATTTAAATTTGAAACTGTTAACAGTGCTGGCAGTACAGTTGACTTTGAGAACACTGTTTCAGAATTCTTGTTCTGGACACAGCAAGGCTGGGGCAATAACTCAGTGTTTGGTGCAAGTCCTGCTTATGAAACACTGGTGGTCGACAGAGCATTAACCACTATCGATGATTTAAGTAAAACCGGATCACTTAAAAATACTGATGGTGAAGCAATTAGAGCAACACAATATAATGTAGAAAGAATTGACAACAGAACTACTATCACAGTTGATGACAGTAAAAACTATCTTTATGCAGCACAAGTTGATCCAATCCAATACGAACATTACATTGTGTTAGACAACACAACAATCTTTAATGACATCATTTATCAGCCTGAACTAGGAAACAGACAGGCCCGAGTTAAATTTATTGGCTCTAAGTCAGGTGGTTGGAATGGCACATTACACGCTCCTGGATTTATTATTAACAGAAATAATTTTGACATTTGGCATCAAAACACTGATTATAAAAAAGCTGATGTAGTAAGTCACAACACAAAATTATATGTTGCAAAAGATAATCACGAAGGAAAGTCTAAGTTTGACTTCAAAGACTGGCGCCCAGTGGATGACATGAAGACTGGCATGTTGCCAAACTTAACACAAAAAGCTGATAGATTCAACAAGTTCTATGACTTTAATGAAAGTAATCTTGAAGATAGTGTTGATATTGCAGCCAAAGGACAGATTGGATTTAGAAAAAGAGATTACCTGGATCAACTTGGATTGGATGACGTTAGTCAGGTCAAGTTCTATCAGGGCATGATTAAGACCAAGGGCACACCCAACGCTATTGACAAATTAATTGGTGCTGATCTCAATAACTTAGATCAAGAAATTAACTTCTACGAAGAGTGGGGCTTCAGAGTTGGCGAATACGGCAGCATTGACAGTAATCAGGTCATTGAACTAATCATTGATGAAGCTCGTGCACAGGAAAATCAAACAGTGGTTCAACTGTTAGATAACGGCGACACAGCAGATTCAGATTATTATACATTTAAAAAGAAGGATATCCATAAGTTACCCAACAACTTTAGCAAAAACATCTTCCTTACCAGAGACACAAATGCTAAGAAAACAGACATTGTTGGTGCCGGACATCCAAGACTTGATGACGTAAATTACACATTATTTGATTTAAACAATATTGCGTCACTTGATGCTAACATAGATCGCATTGGTCGCGGCGCAACAATTTGGACAGCCAAGAACGACTTTGATTGGAATGTATACAGAGTTACAGAAATTGGTGTGGAAGTCAGCGAAGCAAAGCAAGACGCAAATGGGTTTATCACACTAACAACTACTGCTAACCACGGACTTGTTGAGAACGACATTGTTCTTATTAAAACAAGTAACCAAGTTGTGCGTGGATTTAAGTTTGTTGACAGTGTTGACTCGCCTAGAACATTTAACATAAGTGTTGGTGAACTAGAAATAGATGATATAACAAATCTTAGGTTACCTATTTTTAAACTAGTAAGCTCACGCTTCACCAATCTATCAAGTATTGCTGATACTACTCCGCTTTATGGCTGGGATGAAAACGAAATTGTATGGATTGACTACGATGAAAATCAGAACTGGGCAGCGTTTAAAAAACAAGAGCCCTGGGATTTTGACAAACTAATCTACAACATTGAAAGTTCTGGCAATGCCAACAATGGTTATAGTATTGCTGTTGCTGATGACGAACTATCAGTTGTTTCTGGTGCACCAAACCAGGGCAATGGTGTTGTTTATCCATACTTAAAAGACGAAAATGGAATTTATAATCCTGCTTCTACGCTAGTGCCAGTGACTATTGGTAACGATATATCTGAATTTGGTACTTCAGTTGCTGCTGGTAATGTATGGTTAGCAGTAGGGGCGCCGGCTAGTGATAGCAGTCAGGGATTTGTTGTAATTTACAAGAGATCACCCAGTGGACTTTATGAGATCAAACAGAATTTAAGAATTGCTAGTCCCGCAGGCGCAGATAAGTTTGGCTTTAAGGTAGCTATTAGTAAAAACGATAGATACTTGTTTGCAACAGCACCAGGCACAAACACTGTTTATTGCTACACATTGGTTAATGTTGGCACAGACAATGAATACACAGAAACAGTTGCTGGTACTGGATCAGAAACAAACTATACACTTGGCTTTACGCCAAGTAGCATATACAGCATTCATGTTGTTGACGAAGACGACAAGCAGTATATCCCATATTTAGATTACACCCTAAGTGGTGCAGTGCTAACATTTACTACCGCTCCTGCTAACGGATTGGACATTGTAATTAGACAGAACAGTCACTATGTGCTAGTAGACACTATTACTGGCAGTGATTCAATGGCAGGAGATGAGTTTGGATTTAGTATTGATTCAGACACAGCAGGCGAGACACTGGTTATTGGTGCACCGTATGCAGATGTACCTGACCTTGATAGCACAGTTATTACAGATGCTGGTGAAGCGTATGTATTCCACCATATTGCAGAAAAGTTTACTGCCAACGGAACAGATTATCAGTTTACAACCAGTAACACATTACCCAGTAACTTCTATGTTGAAGTAGACGGCGTAGAACAAGTTGCTACGTCGGGATCTTTTGGCGGATTTGATAGTGATAGTAGTGCAAACCGCTATACAGTAAGTGGTAACACAATATCATTTAGATATATTCCTACCAGCGGAAGTGTTGTTAAGATTTACACTGGTAACTTTGTAGAGATGCAGAGATTAAATCAACTTAGTACTGGCAACCAACCAACCGACAATGAGAACTTTGGATACAGCGTGGGCATTGACGCCTACGGTGCTATTGTTGCTGTTGGTGGCCCTGGCGAAGATGAACTTAATCCTAACACTGGGTCTGCAAGTATCTTTATTGATGAAGGACTACGCTTTGGAAGTGTTACTACAGCAAGTACAGATGCGTCAACATTCAGTGCACAGTTTGATTCCATATTCATTGATGATTATGAAATTACAATAGCTCTCAATGACAGTGCAGATGCAACTACACTAGCAGGCGAAATTAACAATGCTGCCATCACTACAGTAAGTGCAGTGGCGGTAGGTACTACTAACCTAACTATTACTGGCAGTGCTGGAGTTGTTAACAAGAAGCTCAAGGTACGCCCAGGAACTGGAACTACATTCCAAACCCTAGCACAGGTAGAGCCATTTAAGTTTACGCAAAAGATAAACCATCCACTGCTAGCCGAGAACGAAAACTTTGGTAGAGTAATTGCATTTGACAAGCACATTCCCATTAATGCAGTTGCTGAACAAAGAATGGTTATTAGCAGTGATAGAGCAAGCACAGAATTGCGCATGGGCATGGATCGTGACACAGTTACTACTAGCTCTACTTACAACGAGTTCACAACTACATTTGATGCTGATAGCACCAAGTTTATTGACAGAGTTACACAAAGTGGCGCAGCATACATTTATGATTTACTGGACAGTAGTGCAACACCTGGTGTTCCACAAAGCATTGCTAACCCGCCAAAGTTTGCATTTGGACAACAGATGCAAAATACACAGATTGATGAATTAGATCAGTTTGGTGGCAGCATGGTACTAAGCCGTACTAAACTATTTGTTGGCAGCCCAACAGACGATGTGTGGGCTTCAAATGCAGGAAGTTTTTATTATTTCCAAAATACCAATAATGACAGTACCTGGTTAAAGACCCGTGTGCAAACACCTAAAGTAGACCCTACGGTTATTAACCGCATTGTTACCTATAACAAAGTAAACAACGAGATAATTGATTTTGTTGATACTGTTGACATCTTTAAAAACAAACTACCTGGTCTTGCACAACAAGAACTTGACTACATTCTACCCATCGATCCAGCAACTTACAATGTAAGTTCAACACCTGATGCTGTAACATTCTCACAAACAGGCGGCTGGAACAATGAGAAGATTGGCAGAGTTTGGTGGGACTTGTCTACTTGCAGAGTAATAGAATACGAACAAGGTGATATTGACTACCGTGTTCAACATTGGAATCAGTTCTTCCCAGGTTCAAGTATTGACATTTATGAGTGGACGGAGAGCGATGTTCCGCCAAGTCAGCACACAGACAGTGGCTTGCCAGGAACTCCCAAATTTACTGACGACAGCAATTATAGTACTTCACTTAGATATAACAGTTCTACAAATACAACAGTAACCAAATACTATTACTGGGTTACTGGTCTCAATGGGTTCCCCAATGATGAGCGTAGACAACTTAGCACAGAAAGTGTTCGTCAACTGATTGAAAATCCAATCTCTACAGGCGGCAAATACTTGAGTATTGTAGCGCAAAATACATTTGTCCTCAACAACATGGTAGACAGTTTTGCTGATAAAAATACTGTGGTAAGTATTAACTATGATGTTGTCAAGAACGAAGGAATACTACACACAGAATTTGACTTAGTCAGTGAAGGCGACCCTGCACAGGCTATTCCACCAAGAATACAAAGCAAACTAATTGATAGTTTAGCAGGTGCAGATTTAACTGGTGCTGTTGTACCTGATACCACATTAAGCATTGGCGAGCGTTATGGCATTAACACACGCCCACGCCAGACAATGTTTGAAGACAGACAGCAGGCACTAAAGACATTTATTGATTATTGTAATAAGGTGTTTAAGACAACCCCAATTGCGAGACAGTATACCTTGGATACACTATTCCTAAGCGACCCTGTACCAACAAAAGCAAGCGGTGCTTGGGACAAAAAAGTAGCCGACATTACTACCAGAGACTTCTTAAACAAGTTAACTTTTGCAATTGGTTATAAAGTGCTAGTTAATTCAGACAGTACGGTTGGCGGTGATTGGACTATTTACGAACTAAGAGCAACTAGCACAGGACTCAGATACTGGTTCTTGTTACGGGTCCAAGGATATAATACATCAAGATACTGGAATTATTCAAACTGGTATGCAACTGGATTTGACAGTACAACTATTCCAACATATACAGTAGCAACTGAGCCAGATTTGGCAAGGTTAACTGCCAGCACTAATGAACTAGCCAAAGTCCGCAGTAACGATGACGGAAACTTTAGTTTCTTCCAGTACACTGACACTGGCGTTTGGCAGGAAGTTATTATTGAGAACGGTACTATTGAACTCAAGAGCACAATATACGACTATGCTAATGCAGCAAGCGGAAGTTATATTGGATTTGACAGTGGCGTATTTGACTTTGAAAAGTTTGACAGAGTGCCGCATCAGGAAGTTAGAAATATTGCAACAGCAATCTTCACTGATATCTTTAAAGACAATCTAGCAAGTAAACGCAATGAACTATTCTTTAGAATGGTTGAGTTCTCAATGCACGAGTTACATAGCAGTGGATTGGACTGGCTTATTAAAACTAGTTTCTTAAAAGTACTACACAAGGTTAGAAACTTATCACAGTACCCAACATATCAACTTGATAACTCAACCTTTATTGAAGAGTTTATCAATGAAGTTAAGCCATACCACACTAACATTCGTGAGTACACAGCAAAGTATGACGGTGATGACCAGTTCCAGGGCGATGTTACTGACTTTGATTTACATGCATTTTATGATAGCAGTACTGGTTACTTTAGAAAGTACAGTGGCGATTTTGCTGGCGATGAAGTTTCGAGAACCACAGGAAACACAGTTGATAAGCCCTGGGCAGACAACTACAGTTACTACCTAGACAGTGTTGTAATTTATGCAGCAGGTACTGGATTTACTGACAATCCTGTTATTACAGTTAGTGCGCCTGATTTAGAGTCAGGAACACAGGCAACTGTTACTGCGGTTACAAACGGCGATTCTATTATCCGTGTTAGAGTTACTAACAAAGGCAGTGGCTACACCAAAACACCAACTATTACCGTTAAGGGCAATGGAACTGGATTAAGATTACTACCAAGAATTAAGAACGATACTATTAGAGAATTTGATACAACTATTAAGTTTGACAGAATTACGTATAGTTCAACAGTCCTGGACTGGGCTGCAAATACTGCTTATAACTACTTGGACTTGGTATCATACAACAACCCTAATACTGGCAAGCAAGATGTATACCAGGTTAACGTTTCAGGTGGATTTACTAGCGGAACAACATTCAGTGTTGAAGATACCACTGGTGCAGTTGCTCTTGTAGTTTATGATGGTGCTAATTTAGCAAGTGCTGCTGATAGAATTGCAGCCTACTATGCCCCAACTGCTGGAATGATTGGCGATGATTTGTCATTGTTACAATCAGGAACAGACTACTTGGGTAACAAAGTAAGTGGTATTGGTTTTGACAGAGAGCCAGGATTTGATGAAGCAAGTTTTGACAACTTGGGCTTTGATGACTTTGATGTTGATGCAAACGGGCTAACAGTACTCAGCGGCGCAAGTGCTCTTGACACTACTATCTCAAGTACATTTACTGACATTGCACTAGGAACCCGCCCAGAAGATATTAACGTAGACGGCGGTGGATTTGTTGATGTATATTCAAGCCACGCTCCAGAAGAAGTAGTGCCTGGTATTGTATTTGACAACCTGGACATGGAAGTTTACACTGATCCTAGTGACGATTATGCTGGTGACGGTAATAGCTTTACTACAGTATCCCGTGTATATACTGCTAGTGGAACACAACAAACATTCTCCTATGCAGGATCTGCACAGCGTGATCTAGTTGACTACTTGGTAGTATACACTGGAAGCACCAGAGTTTATGACTTTACTGCTGACTATGAAAATAGAACAGTGTCGTTGTCTAGTGCACCAGCAGCAAACACCAATGTTTACATTTATGGATATGGAGTTACTGGTGAAAAGATCACGTACGAGCAGACATTTATCGGTGATGCTAGTACAGTTCAGTTTACACTTGGTATTAACTATACTAGATATACACAGAGCTTGGTGCTTAGAGATGGCATAAGTGTAGCACATACTATTACTGACGGAACAGATGGAAGAATTGTTCTTACTACCAACGATGCTAACCCCAACGGGTCGCTAATTCATGTTATTATCAGTAATCGTGCTGTAGACAAAGCTGCATTTACTTACGGTGAAACACAAGAGATTACACTTACTAGCGGAACACTGATTTACAACTTAACTGAATCATTTACAGGATTTAGTAATCCAAGAACAGGCAATGCTATTGTTGAGTTAAACGGAACAAGACTACGTCCCGCTAATGCTGAATATTACACATTGGACGGATCCACACTTGCTTATAGAACTCCGGTTACTGCTGGCGAAACAGTCGCCAATGTTGCAACAGGTGACATCCAGGTAACTAGAATTGATGCAGCAACTAATATTACATACAACTTGCTCAATGTTCAAGACTATACTGTAACAAGTCAAGAAGATGTTGACAGTACTCTTTATTATAGAATAAACTTGTTAAGTGCTTATAACAGTGGCGACACATTGATAGTTTCAGTTGCCAATGCTAATGAATATTTCATTAATAGCAGCAATGAAATTAGATTAGGCAGTGGTGTAATTTTTGCTACTAACGACAAACTGCATGTAACCAGCTTTAACAACTATGATCCATTGCGTGTACACACAAAAGTTTATATTGGCACAGGATCACAAGTTACACAGACTATCGATGACTTTGACAACAGCGGATTTGACAGTGTTGGATTTGATCTGTTAGCTCAAGGCGGCCAGGCTGTTAACAAATTTGTACTAGATCGTATTCCAACTAACACAAACAATCTTTGGGTTACACTGGATGGTGTAAGATTACATGCTGGTGATTACAATATTGACGAAAATGGAAGACTTGATTTAACTTCACAATCACTAACAGTAACAAGTGAAATTATTGTTACACACTTTAGTGAAAGAAACATAGAACCAACTGTAGGTTACAGAATGGTTAACGACATGTTGGGCAACTACGAATACTTTAGATTGTGCACAGACGGAGCCACTAAACTTACACAAGAGGTTAAACCAACTGATACTAAGATTTATGTGCAGGATGCAAGCAAACTACCACAGCCTAGTCCAAATTCTAATAAACCAGGTGTAGTATATGTAGGTAACGAGCGTATTACGTATTGGAGTATTGATTACACTAATAATTATATTACACAGATTAGACGTGCTACAAACGGAACACGATTTGCAGGGACACATCTAATCGGAACAGAAGTATATGACACAACTGATGCACAGAGATTGCCAGCAACTAACACACATACACAAACCTGGTACACAGCAGGTGTGTCGACAGCGGCAGACGGCAATGGTATTCAGAGCGCAACAACAACAAATGCTAACTTCCTTAAAGCATGTGAGGCATTTGTTCCTAATTACTTGCAAGAATTCCAGAGTCCTAGGTATGTGGTAGATGGATATGTTGATGAAGGCTACGTAGCAGATTTGGACTTATAAATGTTGATTATAATACCACATAAATACAAGAATAAATACACTAGTGAGATATTGAAATAATGGCTATTATACTTAGAAGCAGCAGAAGTGTTCCGTTAACCCACGCAGAAGTAGATGGGAACTTTACTGATCTGAACACCAGAACTACTACACTAGAAGCAAACTATGTGAAAACAGTGAATGGCGTCAGTGCTTCTAATAATGCACTTACTATTGGCACTACAAATATTACAGAAGGCACTAACTTATATTACACAGATACTAGATCAAGAGCTAGTATTAGTATTACTGATGCTGGTGGTGACGGTAGTCTAGCTTACAATAGCACTACTGGCGTAATAACATACACTGGTCCTAGTGCTAGTGAAGTTAGAGCACACATTAGTGCTGGTGAAGGCATTGATATTACAACTGGTGTTATTAGTGCTGAAGATGCAACAGCCAGCAATAAAGGTATTGCTAGTTTTAGCACAGATCACTTCAGTGTTACAAGTGGCGCCGTAACCTTGCTTGCAAACGGTATTGACGATACATTAATTGATTTTGGTACAGGAACAAATCAGGTTAATACTGCTGACATTCCTGAACTAACAAATTTGTACTACACAGATGTAAGAGCAGACGCTAGAATTGCTGCCGCTAGTATTGATGATCTAAGTGACGTTAATACTACAGCCATTGCTCCTGTAAACAGTTATGTGTTAACCTGGGATAATTCTCAGGGATATTGGATGCCAGCAGCGGCCCCAGGTGCTAGTGGTGGTGAAGCAAACACAATTACTAACCTAGGAACTGGCAGAGAAATTTTTTCCAACAAAGTTGGCGTTGATTTTAGATTAAGATCTTTAACTCCTGGTACTGGGGTTACACTAACACAGAATACCAATGACATTGAAATAGCAATTAGCTCAACTCCAACATTTACTAGTCTTACTACAGACGGTATTACTATTAATGACAACAATATTAGTACAACACGAAGCAACGACAACCTAGTACTGGATCCAAGTGGTACCGGTGTTGTACAAGTAGTAGGTAATCTAACTGCAAGTACAGTTACAGCGACGTCACTAGCAGGCACACTAACAACAGCCGCGCAAACAAATATTACAAGTTTGGGAACACTTGCTGCTAACTTAACATTAGCAAATACATATGACCTAGTATTTACAGGATCTAGTAATACTTCTACACTAGTAATAGCAGATCCAAGTTCTGATAGAATCCATACACTTCCTGATGCAACTGGTACAATAATTACTACAGGCAATCTTGCTAGTATTGTAACCACTGGTGCGCTTGACTCTGGCAGTATTACCAGTAATTTTGGTAGCATTGATGTTGGAGCAAGTGCAATTAGTGGCGGGGCATTAACAGTGAGTTCTGCTGTTATTGATAACATTACTGTTGCTGATAATAATATTAGATCAAATATTACTAATGCTAATATAGTATTAGACCCAAGTGGCACTGGTATTGTTGAAGTTAGAAGCCAGATTAGTGCATCTTCGAACAGAATTACTAATGTTGCAGACCCAGCCGCAGCACAAGACGCTGCAACTAAAGCGTATGTTGATGCAAGAGCAAGCAGCGGTGCAACAATCTTTACCGCAACAGGCGACACTGGCAGTGATACTATTGCTATTGGTGATACTGTTTCCTTCTCTGGAACATCAAACGAAATTAACACTAGTGTGGCATCCAACACTATTACAATTGGATTACCCAACAGTGTAACTATTTCTAATAATTTAACTGTTGGAAACAACGTTACCATTGGTGGTGACTTAACAGTAACTGGTTCTACTAACACCGTTGGTGCAGCAAACTTGAGTGTTGCTGATCAGTACATCTACTTAAATGCAGGTGATGCTATTGGTGACGACAATACAATCTTTACGGGCAGCGGTCTAGACGACGGGGTGCTTGAAGGTTATTTTGAAGGTAGTACAACTACAACATATTATGTAAGAATTGACAGCACAGGAACTCCTGATACATTTGAGTGGAGTAAAGATAACTTTGCTAGTACAGAAGCAACTGGTGTCGCTATTGATAGCACAGCGCAAGCATTAGATAGTAATATTACCATACGTTTCCTGGCAACAACTGGTCACACAATTGGTGACAAATGGGTTGGTACAGCGGCACCAATTTCACAAGATACTGGTTTATGGAGTAATGAAAACACAGGCACATCAGCCCCAGGATACACGCACGTTGGCCTATTCTTTGATGTTACTGATAGAACCTGGAAATTTGTAAATGAATATGATTTAGAACCCACTGGTGCTATTAATACAGCCCATTCTAGTTTTAAATATGGACCGGTCGAAGCCGGATCATATAAAACTGGAAGTTTAACTATTAGTGGTAATAAAATTAATTCTACAGACAGTAATGCTAATATTGAGTTACTGACAAACGGTACTGGTGTTATTGACATGCAGAGTAATGTTCAATTGTCAGCACAAGGCGATTTGAGATTTGCAGATGCAGACAGTAGTAACTGGGTTGCGTTCCAAGCACCACCAACGGTTGCAAGCAATGTAACTTGGACACTGCCAGCAGCAGATGCTTCTAGTACTGGGTATCTACTAAAAAGTAATGCCAGTGGTGTACTAAGTTGGACAGACGAAATTCGCCAAACAGCACAGAGTGGATCTTCAGATTTCAAAGTTCTTTTCAGCAGCACCACTGGTGATGCTAGTGGCGCATTTACAGCTCAAATTGACTCAGGCACCAGCGAGTTTACTTATAATCCTGGAACCAATACACTAACAGCCGCAAACTTTGCTGGTCAAGCAACATCGGCACAATACGCTGACTTGGCAGAAATGTACGTTCCAGATGCAGCATATCCAGCTGGCACAGTAGTTACTATTGGGGGAGGAGCAGAGATTACATATTGTACGCCAACTAATATTCCAGCTGGCGTTATTTCAACTGCTCCGGCGTATTTGATGAACAGTAAATTAGAAAACGGCGCACCTGTTGCACTAGTTGGTCGAGTGCCAGTTAGAGTTGTTGGTGCAGTTACTAAAGGACAAGTTGTTAAAGCAGACCTTAACGGGGTAGCAAGCGCAACAGCAGATGGTGAACGTGTGGGCATTGCTCTTGAATCAAGTGACAATACTGGCGAAAAACTTATTGAATGCATGTTAAAGGTATAGTATAATGCAAGAGAATGAAAAAAAGAACATGGAAAATTTAGAAAACCAGCAACCTACATCTCCGCTTAAAGAACAAGGCGGCGTAATGATGGAAGGACACATTCGTATCTTTGATCCAGAAACTGGAGAAGATATTGTAAACAAACGCAATGCTATTCATTATGAGAATATGAGTGAAGCATTGGCGCTGAGTGTGGCTAACAAGACAACCGGATTTGCACACGAGATTGCATTTGGCAATGGCGGCACCAACGTTGATCCAACTGGCGTTATTACATATTTGCCAGCTAACTCAACAGGACAAAATGCAAGTCTTTATAACCAAACATATTATAAAGTGATTGATGACAATTCAAGTCTCAACACCGACCCAGGAAGAAATAAAATCACAGTAAACCACGTTAGTGGAAATATCTACAGTGATATCGTAGTTAGTTGTTTACTAGACTACGGTGAACCAAATGACCAACAGGCATTTGACAATACTAGTAATTTTAATGATACATATACATTTGATGAGCTAGGACTAAAAAGTTGGATTGGAACTGTTAACACTGGTAAGTTACTTACTCATGTTGTTTTCCATCCTGTGCAAAAAAGTTTGAACAGATTGATACAAATAGATTATACAATCCGTATTCAAACTCTAACAAATTTAACTAGTCTGTAATTGTTTGTTAAATAGTGTGAAGGTCGCGATGTTTGTGCATCCGCCTTCTCTATAACTAGCAAGAGTTACAGCAATGACATTATTTATTGACAACAAATACACTAAAATATATTATAGCATAATAGAACACGCTCGTCAACCAGTATTTGACCGAGAACCCTATGACCAATACACAGAAAATCACCACATTATTCCAAAATGTTTGGGAGGTTTAGACGAAGACTCTAACATGGTGCGTTTAACTGGGCGTCAGCATTTCATTTGCCATTGGCTATTAACCAAAATGGTTTCTGAGAAAAAACATAAATGGCAGATGATAAACGCACTGAGTTTAATGTTGTGGGGTCACAACAACAAGCAGAATCGTTATAAGATAAATTCCAGATTATACGAACAACTTAAGGCAAAACATAACAAGATGCTATCCGAACGACTCAAAGGTAAGAAACGCAAGCCATTCAGTGAAGAGTGGAAAAGAAAGATGACTAACCATTTGAAAGGGAACACATATGGTTCCAAAGCAGTTATGGTCGAGGGTGTGAAATACATTTCTCAAACGGAAGCAGCAAGGAAGTTGGGTTATTCTCAAGCATTTGTTTTCTATCGATTAAAAAGTAATAATTTTCCTGATTATTATTATATATAAATATATCTAACAAGCATAAATATATTTAAGACATTTTAGGAGGATTTAGTCATCGCATACACAGTCAATAAAACAAACGGTTCAGTGTTAGCAACAGTATCAGACGGTACTATTGATACTACTACTGATCTCGTATTAGTAGGTAAGAACTACGCAGGTTACGGTGAGTTCCTAAACGAGAACTACGTAAAACTGCTAGAAAACTTTGCAAATACAACTGCACCAGCAGCACCGCTTGCTGGACAGATGTGGTGGGACACCAGTGGTAACCTACTTAAAGTTTATAACGGAACAGCATTTAAAACTGTTAGTTCAAGTACAGCTTCAGGCAGTGCACCAAGTAACAGTGTTACTGGTGACCTTTGGTGGGATACCACTAACGGGCAGCTAAAAGTTTATAACGGTTCATCTTTTACAACCATTGGACCAGCATTCACAAGTGGCACAGGTACTAGTGGTGCTATTGTTGAAGTTGTTACTGATACCGGTGCAACTGATCACGTTGTAATTAAACTTTACGTTAGTAACACAGTTGTTGGTATTGTTAGCAAAGACACAGCATTTACTCCACAGAGTGCAATTTCAGGATTTACGACAGTAAACCCTGGTTTACAACTTAGTTCAACAGTAACTGGTGCTAAACTACAAGGAACATCAACTGATGCAGACGCACTTGGCGGCGTAGCAGCAGCAAACTATCTCCGTAGCAATGCTAGTGACAGCACAACAGGCACATTGAGTATTGTTAATGACACTGCGCTTATTGTTGGTGCAGACGGTGATTTAACAATTAATATTAACGGTTCAAGTAATCCAGTATTAACAAACACCAACACAAATGGTAGTATTGTACTTGCTCCTAACGGAACTGGTACAGTTGACGTTAGTAGTAAGAAAATTACTAGCCTAGCAACTCCTACAGCTAGCACAGATGCAGCAACAAAAGCATATGTTGATACTACAGTTAGTAGCGCCGGCGCTCTAGCAGCAGATGGCAGTGTTGCACTAGCTGGTATTCTAAGCCCAGATGCGAACAACACACGTGACCTTGGAACAAGTTCACTACGTTATGCAACTGTTTATGCAACAACGTTTAACGGTACTGCATCTTCAGCACAATACGCTGACGTTGCGGAAAACTTTAGTGCTGATGCAGTTTATACACCAGGTACAGTGGTTGCACTAGGCGGCGTAGAAGAAATTACTCGTGTAAACGATGAACTTGCGGACAACGTCTTTGGTGTTGTCTCAGACAGGCCAGCATATTTGATGAACGCTGCACTTGACGGAACAGCGGTTGCTGTTGCTGGACGAGTACCAGTTCAAGTAGTTGGTCAGATAAATAAAGGTGATAGACTTGTTAGCGCAGGCAACGGTCTAGCTAGAGCAGCACAGCCAGGGGAAGCAACCTCATTCAATGTAATCGGCCGCGCAATTCAAACAAAATTAACATTTGAGCAAGGCACGGTAGAGGCCTTTGTAACAATTAACTAAAGGAATTATTATAAATGGCATATATAGCTGGGGATACAATCCTCGACGCACACTACAACGGTTTCGTAACTAGTGTTAACGCAATTTGGGGTACAGGTACTGGTGTTCGTGGATTAGGACAAAGCACTGTACTTAGCTCAGTGTCAGCTGGTAACACAGTTACAGCTTCACAATGGGCAACACTGTTAACCAGACTTAAAAGCATTAGTAACCACCAGGGAAACAATGGCAACATCACTGTTGACAGTGTAACTAACCCAAGTGCTACTGACACTATTGCAATTGTTGCTAACTTGGCAACAGATATTGCTACACTTGATACCAGTGCGGCCGCAGGAACAAATGCTGCTGGTTTTGGTACACCAATTACAGCTACCAGTACATCAAGCGGTAACTTCACCAACACAATTACCCACACACAAACATTTACTTTTGCTAGTGCAGACGAAATGCGTTACTATTTTAACGCAGGTGGTAAAATTGAACTTAGTTGGGGGCTTGCTGGCGGAACTACATCAGTAGGTCCAACTGATCCAGCATCAAGTCCATCAACTGGACCAGTTTTCCAGGATACAAAGTATCAAAACTGGGTAACACTTGCTTCAGATTGTGGTACATATACATTGTTTGGTAGAACCAGTGGCAAAGTTGGTGGCGGTGGAAACACTCCAACACAGATGACAACTGGTTTTGATGGTCTTACCGGCACACCGGCTTCGATCTTCAAACAACTGGAAGACACTGGACCATATACAGCCAACTATATTGAGGTTTATGGCAGTGTTTCGGGTGCAGTTCTTACTTTTACAAGCACATGGAAAGACGATGCTGCTGATCAAACAGCTTTCGATAAAAACTTTTATAACGTTCTTGATATTGTTGATGGAACAAAAACATCAACATTTACTGCAACACCAGCAGCAACAACTTATATTACAAGCACGTGGGGATCACCTACTTGGTCACAGACTGCGAACAGTGAATCCTAAATAATAAAAAAAACTTAAACAAGTTGACAGGGCCTACGGGCCCTGTTATACTGAGTGCATGATACTAATCTTTATTAGGGACTTTTAATATGGAAAACTTTGAAGAGTTTGCACGACAACGACTTGATCATAATAGACAACGGCTAGCCCTTAAAGAACAACAAGAGCAACGTCTAACACTGGCATATGCTGGTGGAATGTTTCTTGTAACCACTGAACTAATGGCGTTACTTGCTACTTGGCCAGAGAATGACATCCTATATCTAGTAGATTCATATGAAAATCCTGTAGAGATTGTAGATGCTACTGATATGCTGGTAGCATGTAGACAACGCTGGTATGAAGTAATGAACGATTGGCATAATCAATATCAGGAACTTAAAAAAGTTCGTAGAGTAGGTCAACTTAGTGAGTAAAGGCGCACTATTACTTGCCACGCCACATGATACTATAGATTATATAGGTTTTGCTAAACTTGCTGCAAAACTAGTGGAAAAGCATCTGGGTATTGACACGCACATACACATCGGTGAAGCACGGCCTGGAAACATCCGTGCGTTTAAATGGCACGATGGTACAATAGACCGTGTGCAATGGTTTAACTCAGATCGTCCGCTGGCGTATGATTTGTCGCCCTTTGAAGAAACACTGTTAATAGACGTAGACTATATGACTTTTAATAATCAACTCAAAGATTACTTTGGAGGTAATCACGAGTTTTTGTGTTATGACCGTGTCTGGGACGTTACACATACCGACAGTATGAAGCATGAAAGATATATGACACGAGCAGGCCATCCCATGCTATGGGCAACTGTTGTTTATTTCCGCAAGTGTGAACTAGCATACAACATATTTGAAATGATGAAGAATATACAAACTAACTGGCGATACCATTGTAAATTTTGGGGATTTCCAGGAAGTAAATATCGTAACGATTTTAGTCTTACACTCGCTCATCAACTCATGCAGGGATATGATCAAGGCACAACATTTAATCATCCCTTGCCAAGTTTAAGCACCATGGATACAATCTATAAAGTACATGGCAGTGAGTTGTTTATCAAATATCAATATCATGGATCTTATAATGCATTAAAGATCAAGGATACAAACCTGCACATAATGAACAAAGCCTGTTTAATGGATCCAGAGATCAGGGGCGAGTTAGAACGGTATGCTGATGTTTAAGAAAAAAGTAGAACCGCAGGGCTGGTTAACATTTGCACAGAACAGTGACACAGTTAACTATGTTAATCAAGCATACTTGCTGGCGTTGAGTGTTAAGGCTACCTGCACTATAAATAAGTTTGCAGTAGTAATAGATCATGACTCTGCACAAACACTAACAGACACCCAGCGCCGGGTATTTGATTATATTATTGAAGTGCCCAGGCAAGAAAATCCTTTCGCAATCGAATGCCAGGCGTGGAGTTTAACTCCTTTTACAGAAACGTTTAAGGTAGAATCAGATATGCTGATCCCCAGAAACATTGATCATTGGTGGGCTGGCTGTAGAACAAGTGATGTAGTAATGACATCCAAGGTGAGAAATTATCAAGGAAAAATAAGTAATACTAGGTATTACAGGAAGTTTTTTGATGCTAATAATCTGGCTGATGTTTATAACGGTTTTATGTATTTTCGTTATTCCAGGGATAGCAAAGAGTTTTTTAATCTTGCAACCAGGACTCTTGAAAACTTTACTGCTCTTAGAGATGGGGTGCTTGATCATTGTTTTTATGACACACCTGATACTGATGTTATATTTGGCATTGCTGGAACCATCTGGGCCAGCGGAAATAACATCAGTGACCATGCCCATGCCCGGCAAACCGGGATCGCTCAACAGCCTATCGGGCCAATGAGTTATCCAACCTTTGCCCACATGAAAGGTGCTATTAATGGTTGGAAACCAGACTGGGATTGGCGCAACTCTGTTAGATGGACTTTAACCAACGACTTTGATTTTGTAGTAGGCGGATACGCACAGCATTACCCCTTCCACTATTTCCAGAAAGATTTTTGCACTGAAGAACTGATAGGTAGATATGAACAACGACTTGGAATCTAATCCATTTTTACAAGCATTTGCGCTTGTGGAATCTAATCCAGTTATTGAAACTGAACGAAGACTAAAATATAATGTAGAAACTGGTGAGTATAAGATTGAAGATGCTAATACTGTTCCTGTTAACGAAGTCTGGGAAGAAGACTACATTATAATATCACAAGACACAGCCCTGCACAATCCTATCGATCATAGAATTATTGATGGCAAGATTACCTGGATTGATACTAGTGTACAAACACACTGGCAAGATCCGCCGCCTGCACTAGTATTAGAAAATAATCCATATTTTTGTATAGAGGAACTAAATGACGATGCTGATTGACACAGCGGATATGGACACGATTTTTTTGACGTACGATGAACCAAAGAAAGAAGAGTTCTGGGTTCAAATACAAAACATTGTGCCCTGGGCTAAACGAGTAGACGGAGTTGAAGGTTCAGATGCAGCACACAAAGCCGCAGCCGCAGCCAGTGACACTGAACGCTTTATTCTCATTGACGGCGATAATATTCCCGATGCTAGCTTTTTTAACTTACAGTTAGATATTAAGCCTGAGCACGAGGATTGTGTGTTCCGTTGGAAAGCTCGTAATTCAGTTAACGGACTTATGTACGGCAACGGCGGACTTAGTTGCTGGACTCGTGAGTTTATCAATAACATGCAAACACACGAAGCAACTGATGGTTCACACGAAACAGTAGTTGAGTTTTGCTTTGACAGCAAATACATTCCCATGAATAATGTTTACTCAACTACCTATCCTAATGGCAGTGCACGACATGCATGGCGAGCAGGATTTAGAGAAGGTGTTAAGATGTGTCTTAACAAAGGATACAAGCCTACTCTAGAAGAATTCCACAAACAAGTTCATGCTAAGAACTTTGACAAATTGTGTATTTGGCAAAGTGTGGGTCAAGATAGCGAATACGGGTTCGAAGCAATGGTGGGTGCAAGGTATGGCACCTACAAGCTAATGTGTACCGATTGGGATTGGCATGAAGTCAGAGACTTTGCAGCGTTGGATCGTCTCTGGGAAGAACATGATTACACAGTGGATGAATACCAGGAATGGGGAGCAATTCTTAGACGAAAATTATTGCTCCCCATTGTTGACTATACCGGAGACGTGAGTCGATTCTTTAAACACTATTACAGTCAGACCTATCATGAACATGACCCAATGACTACAGAACTAGAAGTTATTAGAAAGGTCGAAGGGTGGTGAGCGATTATTTTAATGATGCTCAGTTAGCAAAAGAAAAACTTGCCACAGTAAGTGATAGTTTTTGTTTAGCTAAATGGAAACAAGTTAGTCTACATTTAACAACTGGGCATACCAACAGTTGTTATCATCCTCCTTTGCATCGCATACCTGTTGAGCCATTGGCGGATAATCCCAGTGCCTTGCATAACACTGCACACAAGAAACAAAGTCGTCTGGAAATGATGTCTGGTACAAAGTGTACAGATTGCAACTACTGTTGGAATATTGAAGCACAAGATAACATGAGTGACAGACATTATCGCAGCGGTGAACCCTGGGCTATGGACTCATTTGAGGACATTGTAAATAACCCACAAGCAGATGTCAACCCAAGTTATGTTGAAGTAAACTTTAACAATGCTTGCAATCTTAGTTGTAGCTATTGTAGTCCACAATTTAGCAGCACCTGGACTAAAGAAGCAAAAGAACACGGTGCTTGGCCTACTAGTACTCCACACAATGACCCTGTACACTTTACAGGATCTCGACGTGCTATTCCTAACAGGGAGGACAATCCTTACCGCGAAGCATTCTGGCGTTGGTGGCCTGACCTATACAAAGATCTAAAACATTTCCGTATGACAGGTGGTGAACCTACCATGGACCCAAACACCTATCGTGTATTTGACTATGTACTCGAAAATCCTAAACCTGACTTGCATTTAAACACTACCAGTAACTTTAGTGTTGATCCCATGGTCTGGGACAAGTACAAAGGGTATGTGCAAGAGTTATGTAAAGGTGAACAAATAGAACACTTCATGCAGTTTGTTAGTTTAGATACCTGGGGAAAGCAAGCAGAGTATATACGACACGGGTTAGATTTTAATTTGGCAATAAATAGATGTGAAGAGTTTGTTAGAGATATTCCCAGTCGGTCAAGTTTAACGTTCATTATTACAATGAGCAATCTTAACATTATAAACCTTAAAAAGTTACTAGAGCATATCCTGTATCTTCGTCAGACTTACACGACGACTTATCAGCGGATTTGGTTTGATACACCCTTACTGTACACTCCAGAATGGCAAAGCCTGCAAATCTTACCAGAAAGTTATAGCATTTGTCTCAAGGAGTGTGTAGAATATATGAATAGCAATCTTCACGAAATGCATGGATTTAAGGACTATGAAGTTTTAAAGATGCAACGTGACTTAGACTGGATGCTCCATAGAACAACAGACGTTGAACGCAAACAAGCAGACTTTTATCGTTTCTTTAGCGAACATGATCGCCGAAGAGGCACTAACTTTTTAAAGACGTTTCCAGAGATGACAGAATTTTGGAGTACATGTGAATACAAAGCTAACAGATCTTAAATACAAACAAACAGTACTTGATACTAAGAGTGCGAGTTTTTGCGGAGCGAAATGGGGCAATGCTACTATTTGGTTGGGCAGTGGTATGACTACTAGTTGTCATCATCCACTGCCTCATAAGATTGATCCAATAGCAGTGCAATCTAATCCTAAACTCCTACACAATACTCCAGAGAAAAAAGAACAGCGCAGACAAATGCAATGTGGCGAGCGTCCTGCGGGTTGTGAATACTGCTGGAAGATTGAAGACATGGGCCCTAAATATATAAGCGACCGTGTGTACAAGTCAAAGATTTATACTGAACAAGAATTGCAAGAGTTTTATAAAACTGATAGTGAAGAAGATGTCAATCTACGCACACTAGAGATTGCCTTTGACAGAACATGTAACTTTGCTTGTAGCTATTGCAATCCTGCTTTTAGTACTACCTGGGTAAAGGATTTAAAGAACAATGGCGGCTATACTGATCTTGTTAGTGACGGACGCAATCATTTTACTCATAGTCATGATAACAACCAACTATTTGGATTAAACGAATACAATCCTTATGTGGAAGCGTTCTTTAAATGGTGGGACAGTGACTTACACCTTACATTGCGTGAACTACGCATTACTGGTGGTGAGCCTATTATGAGCCCTGAGCTTTGGAAGTTATTGGATTGGTTTAAGAAAGAGGGTAATACATCAGATTGCCGTATCGCTATTAACAGCAACCTAGGTGGTAAACCAGAGTTAATTGATCGGTTAGTTGAAGCAAGAACACACTTGCCTAGTCTGGATGTATATACTAGTTGTGAGTCTACAGGAATTAAAGCAGAGTACATTAGAGATGGATTAGACTTTAATAGCTGGTGGGATAACTTAGTAAGACTACATGAAGCTGGTATAGATACACATTGCATGATGACAGTTAATGCACTTTGTTTGGACACACTCCCAGACTTAATATTTAAAATACTGCATGCTAGACAAGAGTTAAACAAAGACTTTGCAGTGTTTAGTTTAAATATTCTTAGATTTCCTAGTTTTCAAAGTTGTTTAGTATTACCACAGAATGTTAAAAACACATGTGCAGGCAGGTTAAAAGCGATACTATCCTGGGACTTACATGATTTTGAACGAGGGCAAGTTGAGAGACTTATTGAATATTTGCACACAGTAGAGACACCACACAACGAAGCATTTGAAATGCCTAAACTACACAATGATTTTAAACAATTCTACCAACAATATGATGTAAGAAGAAACAAAAACTTTGAAACAACATTTCCAGAGTTAAAAGATTGGTACATGACACTATGACACAGGATTTAGATTATTATTTTCCAATAAAGACAGAGACTGCCTGTCAGAGCAAATGGTCCTGGAGTACTATATGGCTTAATTCTGGAACTAGCAGTAGTTGTCATAGAGTAGATGACTTTAAGATACCCGAGGATAATTTTGGTAGTTTTCATAACTTGCCTGAAAAGATTGTCCACCGTGAAAAGATGCTTAAAGGAGAGTGGCCAGGCCAAGGCTGCGAATATTGTAAAGTAATTGAAGATGCTGGAGGGTTTAGTGACAGGATGCATAATAACGATTTGCCAGGATATGCTCCCACTGAACTTAAAGATGACCAGACATTAACCAATGTAAAGCCTACTATTGTGGAGATATTTGCCCATAATACTTGTAATTTTAAGTGTACATACTGCAACCCAATGTTAAGTAGCAGAATTGAACAAGAAAGTAGAAGTTTTGGCGATCATGCACTTTTTAGTCCTGTAAAAGATCTAAACAATGCCGTAGTTGATAAGAGGTACGAAGATTTCTTTGTATGGTTAGAAGATAATATACAGGGACTTATGCGGCTCCACCTACTAGGCGGAGAAACTTTTATTCAGCATGATTTGATAACTAGAGTTTTAGATTTAGTAGAAAGAAAACCCTGTCCTAACCTGCAACTTAATATCTTTAGCAACTTTAATCCCCCGCAGAAATATTTTAAAAAATACATTAACGCTATATATGAGCTGTGGAAAAAAGGATGCATTGGCAGATTTGATCTAACAGCTAGTATTGATTGTTGGGGGGCGCATGCAGAATATGTTAGATTTGGATTAAACTGTACAGAGTTTGAAGAGAACTTTGCGTATGCTGCAAGTTTTCCAGAAGAATTTTTATTCTTATCTGCAAATCAAACCGTAAGTAGCTTAACCATGAAAACTATGCCTGATTTAATCCGTATGATTAACAAGTATAATACTAATAGACACATTGGTCATTATGCAATGTTAGTAGACGGATATCCTTTCATGCGTCCTGAGATTTTTGCGTATGAAATCTGGGAACCAGTTTGGAAAGAGATATTTAAAGAATTGAAAACAGACACATTTCAACAACAGGAAACGGTAAAAATCTTTACTGGATTGCAAGATGTTATGCAAACTAATACTGAGAATAATTACAAGGCAATAGAAAAACTACATGGATACCACGACGAGATAGATAGAAGAAGAAATACAAGTTGGCGAACATTATGGCCTGAATTAGTGATTGAAAAAACATGACAGATAAACTAGAAAACTACTACAGTGATTATGATTACGGGCAGAGAATGCCACTTAAAATCAAACCTGAAGAACTTACTGACAAAGAACGAGATCTCCTGGTCAAAAGTGATGTCTTTTGTATTCTACCCTGGATACACTTGCATGCATATCCAGACGGCAGAGCCTATCCTTGTTGTTTGGCAAAGTATGAGAACCATGTTGGCTCATTGCGAGAAAACACCATGGAAGAGATTTGGCGTGATAAACCCATGCAAGATCTTCGTAAGAACATGGTTACTGAATGCAAGAGCGAAGTGTGTAACAAATGCTATGAGCAAGAAGAATCAGGGTTCTTTAGTATGCGAAATAGCAGTAACCAAACATTTGGACATCACATTAAAACAATAGACGATGACGAGTTTAAAATTCGTTATTATGATGTCCGATTTAGTAATTTGTGTAACTTGTCCTGTCGTAGTTGCGGCGATGTGTTTAGTAGTAATTGGGTTAAAGAAGCCAAATTAATGAACTGGCTGCCTAAGGACGCACCAAATGTAAGTTATGCTGGTAAGACTGAAACAGATGCCTGGGAACAACTACTGCCGCATATTCCTTATATTGAAGAAGTATATTTCGCCGGTGGTGAACCGCTGATGATGAAAGAGCACTACGACTTATTGAATGAGTTATTGAGGCAAGGTCGCACAGACGTCAAACTAGTATATAACACCAACTTTACAGAACTGGTATTCAAAGGTAGCAGTGTTCTTCCGTTGTGGAATGAGTTTGAGTGTGTTAGCATCGGCGCAAGTTTAGATGCTAGCCACGAGCGAGCAGAGCTCATGCGTAAAGGCACTAAGTGGGCACAGACAGTTAAAAACAGAGAAGAGATGCTGAAAGTATGCCCTACTGTAGACTTTTACGTCAGCTCAACGTTAAGTATTATGAACAGCTTTCACATTCCAGACTTCCACAAGGAATGGGTTGAACTGGGATTATTGCGTCCCATGGATTGGAATATTAATATATTGCAAAGCCCAGAGTATTATAGAATCGATGTATTACCAGAAGCAATGAAACAAGAAGTAGTTGAGAAGTTTAACGCTCACATTGAATACCTTACTCCCATTGATGAGTTTAGCAGAGCAAGCAAAGGATATATGGCAGCGGTTAATTATATGACACAACAGGACAACAGTCATCTGATTCCTGAATTATTGGAAAAATTAAATCACTTGGATAAGTTTAGAAACGAAAATTTCTTTGAAGTATTTCCAGAATTAGCGAGGTTAAAAGAACATGGCTAGAGAGTATGGAGGAAAATGTATTCTTCCCTGGATTAGTTTAGAGACGACACCCCTGGGCCAAGTTAGGCCTTGTTGTTTAGCAGTTGGTGAAGTTCCTGATATTGATTTAAATAAAAATACACTTGAAGAAGCATTCCGCAGTCCTTATATGAAGTCACTGAGGAAAGCATTTAGCGAAGATAAACTACCTGGGCAGTGTCAACGGTGCTGGTCAGAAGAGAAGGCTGGCAAGAAAAGCAAGCGTGAATACATGTTGGAAAAGTTTAAACATGTGGAAGTTGACTACACCAATTTAGAAGGTGAAACACTACAATTCCTGGACTTAAAGCTAGGAAACATATGTAATCTAAAATGTCGTATTTGCGGATCCTGGAGTTCAAGTAAGTGGGCCCAGGAAGAAATAGCACAACATGGTAAAGAAAATATTGCCAGCCAATGGCTTAAACAAGGACAATGGCCCCGCAAGAGCAAGAAGTTCTGGGAACATGTTGACAGTATTCTGCCTGATATTAAATATTTTGAATTTACCGGCGGTGAGCCATTTCTAATCAAGCAACACTTTGATTTACTAGAACGTGCTGCTAAATCGGGATATGCTAAAGATATTGATATTCACTATAACACAAACGGTACACAATACCCCAAGCAACTTGAAGTATGGAAAAACTTTAAACATGTTCAGATTGCGTTTAGCATTGACAATGTAGGTGAACGGTTTGAATATGAACGCGACGGAGCAAAGTGGGCTACAGTTAACCGTAATATTAAGAAATTCCTAGCATTAAAAGAACAAGGGTATCCACTAAGTTTTCAGATCTGCGTTACCTGGAATGTTCAAAACATTTTTTATATGAACGATTTCTTAACCTGGGCAAAAACCAGTGGCATTGACGACATACATTTTAATCTAATGCACGACCCAGAGGAGTTTAGTTTATCCAAGTTACCCAAGGCCATGGTATCACCGTTAATGTTAGTATTACAAAAATGTCAGATCCTGCATCCGCAATACAAGGATCGGATCATTAGTCTTAAAGAGTTTGCAATGACTAGTTTAAACGACGACAACGCAAACACAGGAGAGGCGCTGAGAAAGAAGTTAGATCAGACTGATATTCAACGTGGTGTTGTATTCGCTGAAACTCATCCTGAAGTAGCAAAAATGATTGGCTATGAATAAACCAGATAGCCTCTGCATGGCACCTTGGGTTCACACGTATTTGTCACCTGTCACAGAAAGACGTCTATGTTGTGCGAGCAGAGAACCTGCACAGAGTTTTACACAATACATTGACACAGATGCTGGTGATAACGTATACACTCCGCAAAGTTTAGATGAGTATTGGAATAGTGAACGTATCCGTAGAGTAAGGCGTGATATGATAAACAACATTGTGCCTCCCGAATGTGAAGTATGTAATAACAAGTTACTGAACACTGATGTATATCGCAGTTACTTCTGGCAAATGTTTGGTCACAAGTATGATCAAATTTTAAAAACTACAGACGAAACTGGATATACTACAATGAAGCCCATTAGCTGGGACTATCGTTTCAGTAACCTGTGTAACTTTAAATGTCGTATGTGTGGCCCTATGTTATCAAGTAGCTGGGAAACAGAAGCTCGTAAACAAGGTAAAATAGAACCTTGGATGGAGCCAGCAGTAAAAGAACAAATTAGCAACTATCAAGATACACAAATAGAGGCTGAGTTTAGTCAGGCTGTAGAAGAACATCGCATAGAGGAAATATACTGGGTTGGTGGCGAGCCTCTGATGTACGAACAACACTGGCGATACATGCAACGTATTATTGAACTAGGAGACGGCCCTGGGTTATATGCTAGATACAATACAAACCTAAGCCGTGTAGACTATCAAGGCATTAACTTATACACTGACATATTAGACAACATTAGAGACTGGCAGGTATGTGCTAGTATTGACGGCACTGGTCCGGTAGGAGAGTATATACGTACTGGATTAAAATACGATTCATGGTTAGAAAACTTTAAACAAGGTATAACTCATGCCCGTCACCGTCGCCAGATGCGCTTAGATTTTACATTAACCACACCAGGACTATTTGAACTGGAAAATATGTGCAAACTAGCAGACGATCTTAATGTGGACATTCTTGCCAAAGTGTGTTTTGCTTTTGATCCCAGCATAGCAATGAGTCCATTGTTTCTACCCAGAGACATTCTTGAAAGCATAATTAATAGTGTACTACCAAAAATAAATCACAGGGCGCTAAAGGATGTGTTAAATAACCTTGTAACACGCCCTACTTTTGAAGAAGAGTTTCCTGATTCATTCCAAGAGGCAAGAATACAGGGCAAGCAAAGAATTAAAAAATTAGACACTATTAGAGGAGGAATGACTTTTGAAGAAACCATCCTGGACAATGAGGCGTTATCTACATGGTGGGGAGAGATATCAGATGACATGGCTTAAGAATATTATTAACAGAATTAAAATGGAAATACAATACCGCAAACGGTTAAAAGAATTGAAAAAAAGAGATCCTTTTATTTACAAATAGGCAGAAACATGTTTAGTAAAAAATGTAAAAAACACTTAGCAGAAGTAAATGAATCAGGATTGCAGCATATGATAGTTGCACTGACAGTGGCAATAAAATTTCAACTATTGGTGCCTGCACTTATCGTACATAGTATTGTGCCAGGGTTGTTTACTCATACAGCAACTGAAGTTATAAAGCGCATACTGCAAGACAGACGTTAAATGAAATTAGGTAATATATTAGGTGTGAGTGCAGGGTTCCACGACGCTGGAGTTAGTGTTGTTGACAGCAGGGGCAATATACTCTTTGCTGCTCACAGTGAACGATATAGTCGTGTAAAAAACGACGCTAACTTAAATCAAGGTATTATCGACGAAGCATTAAGTCATGGTGAGATTGCTAGAGTAGCATGGTACGAAACTCCCTGGCTTAAGAAAACCAGACAGATATACAGCGGTGAGTTCCGTAAGGCATTCACTGATAAGAGTCCTAAACAGCATTTAAGTGAAGTAGGCGTTAACCGACCCATCCAATATCACAGACATCATTTAAGTCATGCCGCTGCTGGATTTCAAACAAGTCCTTACGAGCGGGCTATTGTAGTCGTTGTTGATGCCATTGGTGAATGGGATACTTACAGCGCATACCGTGCTGAGTATGACAACAGAGGAAAAGCACAATACACCCGCATAATGAGCCAGCGTTATCCACATAGCCTGGGATTGTTCTACAGTGCAATGACTCAGCGTGTGGGATTAAAGCCCATGGAAGAAGAATATATCCTTATGGGAATGTCTGCTTATGGAAATCCCAGCAAATACAGAGAAGTATATGACGAGTTTGTATGTGAGGATTATGAACAAACCTGGACACAGAATTTCCATGCAGGTATGGATCCTGAGTTTCTTAAAGATGCACCGGCTGAAGACTTAGCCATTGCTGGGCAACTAGTAGTTGAGCGATGTTTAACTACACTAATGCGTCAACTAGCAGAAGGCAATCCAGACATTGACGTTTGTGTGTTTATGGGCGGGGTTGCTCTTAATTGTGTAGCAAACGCACAGATAAGAAGTATCTGGAATAGACTTTGGATTATGCCCAACCCTGGGGACTGTGGATCAAGTTTAGGGGCGGCGGCATTGACCTACGGCAAGAAATTAAACTGGCAAGGTCCTTATTTAGGAACTAACATACCTGGGGACTATCCTTGTGAGGAACTAGTAAGCGAACTAATAGAAAATAAAATTGTAGGCGTTGCCAGTGGCAGGGCAGAGTTTGGTCCCAGGGCATTGGGTAATAGAAGTTTACTTGCTGATCCAAGAGGCGATGACATTAAAGATCGTGTTAATGAAATTAAACGCAGACAAAAGTTTAGGCCATTTGCGCCAATGATCCTAGAAGAACATGCACACGACTATTTTGATATGCCTAAGTTTGACAATCAACCGTATATGCAGAGTGTCTACGAGTGCAAGTTTCCAAAAGAATTTCCTGCTATCGTGCATGCTGACGGAACAAGTCGTGTACAAACAGTGGGTAAAGACGACAAAACAGGTGCCAGGCAGTTATTAGAGATGTGGTATGTAATGACAGATTGTCCTATTATATTAAACACTAGTCTAAACATTAGAGGTGAGCCTGTAGTAAATGACCGCGCAGACGCAGACAGATTTCAACAACGATATAATGTTAAGGTATGCAGTTAAATGAAAAATAAGTTAATTAAAAAGGTAAAAAAGATGGAATTAAGTAACCCTGTAATTACCACCCTTGTTGGGCTGGTAATTTTTTATATTGGTTTAAAGATGTTTTCAGGTGGAATGAAATCCATGGGTAATTTAGATCATCTATCCTATTTTATTCATAATCCATATTGGATGTTTTTAGGTGGAATTATTATGACATTGTTGTGGCAATCTTCGTCATTGTCTACGACTGCAATTATTGCTCTTGTAGCAAGTGGTGCGGTGCCACTGCCAGCGGCAATAGCGGCAGTCCTGGGTGCAAACATTGGCACAACAGGTACTATATGGATTGCTGGAGCATTGGTGTCCGACGGTATGCCAAAGGGCGATACACTAAGGATTGCGTTAGCGCACACTGGAGTAAATCTGTTTATGGCAGCAACTTTAATGCCATTTATTCATCATATTGGTAGGTTCTTAGGAAGGTTTGGTTAGTAGTTGACTTATAGAGTGTTTAATTATATAATATTAAAATGAAACAAAAACATAAACAAGCACACATGAAGTCTGCATTTAACTATGCAGAATGTTCAACCGCAACACGACTTCAAGTTGGTTGCGTAATCGTCAAAGACAATCGCATTATTAGTATTGGCTATAATGGCATGCCCAGTGGCTGGACAAATGAGTGCGAGACAGATGATAATGTAACCAAACCTGAGGTACTTCATGCAGAGTCGAACGCCATTTGTAAACTTGCTCGTAGCAGCGAAAATGGCACTGGAGCAACAGCATTTGTGACTCATCAGCCCTGCATGGATTGTGCTAAACTACTCTACCAAAGCGGAATCACTGAAGTTTATTATGTACATGAATATCGCCTAACACACGGCGTTGACTTTCTAGAAAAGTGCGGCATTAAAGTTGAGCAGATGTCTATTTAATGGAAACATGCAAGTATTGCGATAGAGAGATAGTCGAAAGTGTTCCTGAGAACTCTGGATATGGATCCTGTGCTGGGTTGTATTGTGGACATATGCGAGTATACGGTTTGTATAATGAAGACTGTCGACAAGTGATTGTGAGAACAGACATAAAAGATGTTTGATATCTTTTGCATGCAAATTACTGACGAACCAGTAGACTTACCTGCACACACAGAATACACTCGCTGGAACGGAACACACCTGGATACCATACGCAGGTGTGTTAACCGTGCTAGAACGGAGTATGTGTGGATTGTAGCAGACTGTTGCAATTATGCAACATTTGACTTTACTTGGCAACCCGTGCCCTGGGAAGCCGATCAAATACATTGCTGGGCCAGTGGTGATCAGAAGTTTGGCGATACTTTCCTGGTGCCTGTCAGTGCTTTTAAGAAGCAAGAACAAGAGCTTAAACTACTTGAGTGGTACGAGCACATAAACTGGCATAATCAGCCAGAAATAGCTCGTAAACCGTGGCCTACGGTTAAGAATGTGAGTGAAATCAGCACACTTTATGCATGGATTAAAAATACCCCTACAAGTATAGCTTATGACCCCAATTTGTGGAAAGAACGCAATCTACACGTTTTTAATAAAAGCGGAAGTGTACTACTAGTGCCCAGGGACTGTAAAACGCAATTTAAAGAACAATACTACGACTACCCATACATCTTGCGTCATAATACCCATAATATAGCAGAAAAACCACTGGATGTTGTGTATCTTTCAAATGGTGAAAAAAACGCTGAAAGAAACTGGGAGATACTAAAAGATATATGCCCTAGAGCAAAGCGAATTGATGGAATTACTGGCAGAGCACAAGCATACAAGGCATGCGCAGAGGTTAGTGATACCCCTTGGTTCTTTAATGTATTTGCCAAGTGTGTTACACTGCCTGAGTTTGACTTCGACTGGCAACCAGATTGGCTGCAAGGAGACAAACATTGGATCTTCCATGCTCGCAATCCTGTTACAGGTTTAGAATATGGCCACATGGGTATTATTGCATACAATAAAAAACTTGTACTAGAGCAAGATGAATGGGGACTAGACTTTACACTGAGCGCCAGACACGGTGTTGTTCCTGTTGTGGGTAGCATTGCAGAGTTTAATACAGACAAACATGCAACCTGGCGTACAGCATTTCGTGAGTGTATTAAGCTCGCACAAAACAATGACATAGAAAGTCGATACAGACTTAAACAATGGTGTACTGTAGCAGAAGGTGATTTTGCTGAGTGGAGTTTGCGTGGCGCTAATGATGCACAGAGGTTTATTGATTCAGGGCAGGACTTAAACTTAACTCGCGAGTGGAAGTTCCTGGAAGAATTCTTTAACACTACGTATGATATGAAGTAATTCTTGGTCTGTGGTATAAGGATCACATGGCAATGCTAGATGTCTGTTACAATTATTACAAGCGCCTGGTAAATTCCAAATTGGTTGCTGATATACAGATTTAGTTTCTATTCCACTAACATATAAATGATCAGCAAGT